TAAGACTATGTTTAATAAGACATAATTTTTATTTGGAAAAAGTTGTTGAAGAACTTCAAGAAATAGAAGCTTAATTTTTTTATTTTCTTATTTTATAATTATATATTAAAGGCGATTTAATGACAGAAAGAGATAAATTACTTAAAAAATATAATAAGATATGTGATAAATTAGAGCAATTAAATGAAGAAGCCTTTAATTTAGAAAAAGCAATAGCAAGATGTGATTAAATGGAAGAATCTAAATTAGATAGAAAATTAAACGATGAATTATGTAGATGTCTTGAATGTGGTGAATTTTTTTACCAAGAAAGAGATTTAGAAATTTGTGATAATTGTATAGATAAATTTGACACGGATAAACTCTTTAAATTACATGATAAAAACGAATTAGATGCTTTAGATTTTAATGAATCTAAATCATTTAGAGAAAGATTCAGGTTGTGATTAAATGAAATGTAGAGAATGTAATAAAGAACTATCTACTTATGATTATGGTTATTATTGTTCTAATGTGAAATGTAAAAACTATGATATAAATTTTGAAGCTGTTGAGTGTGATTAAATGAAAATAACTTTAGAAGAAATGGAAGAACAACTTATTGATTTATGTGAAGATAATGAAATAATGATAAAAGCTATTAAACGATATTTTATGGCAATTAATGACAAAGAAACAGAAACTATTGAGCTTGATATGAATTATTTAATTAAAGGTGAGTAAATGACAACAATAAAGATATTCAGTAAAGAAACTAATAAATGGCTTGATAGTAGAGAAATTGAGAAATTACTTGAAAGTAGTTTATTGGATTATGAATTTGAAGTAAGAATAGGTGATTAGATGAAAATATTAAATGTAATAGCAAATGATAACCATACAGAAATAGAAGTAGAATTTATAAAAAATGGAAAAAAAGCTATGTTTAGCTATGATTTAGTTAATTCAGAAATAATGGAATGTAGCTATGATGAAGATGATAAAGACGATATATATGAAGAAATACATAATTGGAGAGATAAACATATAAATTTTGAAACTTCTATTAAATTTGATGGTAAAGAATTATAGGTGATATATATGGAAAGTATTGAAACAAAATTAAAGATAGAATTTGAAACCACTATAATGGACACATTTTCTAGTGAGTTCAAATTAAATGAAAAACATAAAGAAATAGCTATTGAACAGCACATTCAAGATTGGTGTGAAGAACATGGAATAGATAGGAATGATGTTGAAATAATAGGTGATTAAATGATATGTCCAAAATGTAAATCAGAATTTGACTTTGAAGTAATTGGTAAAAGAAAATATTGTCCAAGCTGTAATTTACAAATTAGAAACTAATAAAAAGGTGATGAAATGGAAGAATTACAGCAATTTATTAAAAATATGTGATAAAGTGAAATGTAAAATATGTAATAAGAAAGCTATTTGTTTTAGACTTATTTATTTAGATGGAAAAGAAACTATTATTCATTTATGTAAAAAGTGTAAGAGTTTAGATGATAATGAAGTGATTAAATGAGACTAATTAAAAAGCTATGTTTAAGTATGTTTTGGAGTTTTCTTTTTGTCTTAACTATATTTCTTGTATATTCATTAATTGTATGGATTAATCCACTTACACTTTTAACATTAAGAAATTTCATTTTGTTAAGAGTTTATACTTTATTTTGGATATTTTTTGTTATATTTTTCTATATGGGGTATGATTAAATGACTAAATTTTGTAAAGATTGTAAATATGCAAAAAAGCCATTATTGGATAAAATATTCTTTTCTGGTAATGAATTTCTTAAATGTAAACACGAAAAAGCAATTAGACCTAATAATACAGAAAGTGATGATTATAGTTTTTTAGTCGATGGTAAAAGAAATAAGAAGAAAGAATACTATTATTGTAGCAGTCAAAGAATGTTTGGTTGTGGAAAAGAAGGTAAGTATTTTGAAAAGAAGTGATTAAATGAAAATAGAAGATTTTGAATTAATGATAAATAAAGCAAAAGCTAATACACTAAGTAAAATTAGTGGAGAAAGAGAATTAACTGATAAAGAATTAAAGCAAATGAAAGAGTATATATCTCAAATGACAGGTGAGTAAATGGATTGGGAAAAAATACAAGAAAAACAACAAATGTTAATAGAAGAATTGTTTAAAGACGCTACTTTAAAAGAAGTTGAAAAGTTAAATAAAATATTAGAATATGAAAGAGAATTAACATTATTAGAGGGGTAAAATATGAATTTAGAAGAATATACAGAACTAATTAAGGAAATTAAATCTAAAGTTAAATCCAATCCTTTAACTATCTGTATTCTTGATAATATGTCAAAAGATAGAAGAATGCAAGAAATAAATGAATCAAAGAATATGCCATCTAAAAAACAAATAGATTTTATAGAAGCTTTAGGCATAAAAACTAAAGAAGAAGCAAGTAAATTAATTGGAGAGAAATTAAAAGAGAATGGTAAAAATGGCTAAAAGAAATAAAAACCCTAAAATAACTACATTTGATTTTCCTAAAGATAAATGGAAAATGGATATTGGTTGTGTTTTAGCTCTTAAAACTAAATTAAATACAAATATTAGAGGAGGATTAGAATTTCAAGAAGAAATAGATGGAGAAAACTTAAAAATAATATTAAATAAGCATGTAAAAGGAGAAAAAGTGTTTATTGGAACTGATTATTTGAGTTATTTAGTTAAATTCCTAAAGAAAAATAAGATTGAAAGTATAAGTATGAGTGTAATTAGAGATTATCCAATCATGTTTACAGGAAATAAAGAAGGTAAAGAATTTAAAATGATTGTATCTCCAAGATATGAGGAATAAAAGGTGATTAAATGTTTGAGAATTTGAAAAAAGAAGCAAGAAAAGAATTAAACCCAATAAATGAGAAATTAGACCAGATAATAAAGCAGAATGAAGAAATATTAAAGAAGTTTAAAGGAAAATATACAGAAAATGAATTAATTGAATTAAGACAGAAAGTATTGAAAAAATTAAAAGATAATTTAATAGAAGGAAAATACTTTGGTCAAAAATATACAGAAAAACAAACAGATGAAATAATACATAAGCCAAGCTGGGTTATACTAAATAAAGTAATAGAAATAACAGCAGAAATAAAGCAGTTAAGATGATTAAATGCATGAAGTAGATAAACATGGGAGTATCATATTCTATTGTGATAAATGCACAACAAAAATAGAAAGATTTCACCCATGTCAGCTTAACGTTCCAATTAAAGAAACAAAAAGAGTAGTATGGACTTATGATTTATGTGATGAATGTGCTACTAAATTAGAAAAAATAATTAAAGGTGAATAAATTATTATAAAAAACATAAAAGATAAGTGATTAAATGAAACAAATACAAAATAAAGTCCTTTTTATTTTACATAGTATTGTATTAATTTTATTAATTTTTGCTTTATTTTTATCTGTTAAAATGTATTATTTAGCAATTAAGCTAAATTATAATTTAATTTATGATATTATTATAATATTTTTAATTATTTGTAGCTTTATTATTAGTTTCTTGTGGTTTATATTTAATTTTAAAAGGAGAATAAGATAAAATGAAGATTAAGAAAGAGAATATCTTGTATTTAATCATTGGAATTTTTCTTTTTATTCAATTTATTTTATTTTTTAATTGGATAGGATGTTTTAATGGGGTTGTGGAATATTTGGGTTTAGGAACTTTTTTGGTATCAATTTTATCATCTACAATAGGATTTTTTATAGGAGTTTATATAATTGGTGAAACAATAAGTGATATATATGATATTAGATTTTTTAAGACCAAAACTAGATAAATCATATGTTATAGAAATTGTATTTAACGATGGAAGAAAAATTGAATATGGTTTTTATGATGAAAAAACAGCAAAATCAGTAATAAAAGAAATACTCTCTCAAATGAAGAAAAAAACTGTATGTATTAAAAAAGATTATCAATCATTCCATTTTTTGTATTTTAAAACAAAAGATATACGAAGTATTAGAACTAGACTATATTTTTGGTGATTATATGAATTGTAGAAGATGTGGCTCTGATACGGAGTTAAAGAAATATCATAAGACAAAGAAATCAATATGGGAAAAGAGACAAATAATAACATTAGGTGGTAGTGGAAAACCACAAACAAAAGTAATTAATATAAAAAGAAAAATAAAATCTGCTATTCCTAAGTTTAGATATGTATGTAAAGATTGTAAGAGAAGGAGAAGATGGCGATAAAATGGATAAATACCAGAAGAAAGCTAATGAAATAATAGAATTAGTAGAAGATACAATAATGGCTTCTAATCCAAGACTACATAAAATGAAATTTAAGGGAGATACACTTTTATACGGAGAGCCATATTATGATTTAGAAGATGAAATTGCAGAGATGTTAAAGAAAGAAGAAATGTGTAAAATGATATGGACTAAAGAATATGGAAGTATTAGATTGTTAAAATGTATAACACATGACCAAATAATAACTGATGAGAATGGGACTATGTTTGATAATAGATGTGTTAAGAAGTTGATTGAATGATATGCCAGATATGTGAAGAAAATACATCAGTATTAACCAGACAAATAGAAGTAGATGTAGTAGGAAACATATATACTATACATTTATGTGAAGATTGCGACCATTTAACTAATAATGAAATACTAGGAGGAATAATAAATAAAGAAGGTATATTGCATGATTATTTCTAAAGCAAAAGAGAAAAGAGATATTACTCTATGCAGATGTGATAGACTATTTACAAAACCTATTTTTGGGAAGAAAACTAGAGATAAAATAACCAGAATTGAAGCTTTTTGCTCTAAACATTGTAGAAAAAGATATGGATATAAACCAATTTAAGTGATAAAAATGTTAGAAAAATTGACAAAAAAACAAGAGAAAATAATGGAACAAACAAGGAATGAATGGCTTAAAATGTTGTTCTCTGGAAAAACAAAATTTAATGAAACAGAAGCTAAAAAAGGAATTAAATGGCTATATGAATTTTCAAATCTTAAATCTCCAAAAATAGTAATAGTAGATTCACCATTTTCAGCACAGAAAAAAGCTAATGAATTAAATAAAACAAAGAAAAAACATTACGAATTCAGCGTATATGGAAATATAGGAGATTATGGATGGGTTAGTTTCTATGACTTTTTCACAAAAATAGGCATACTAAAAGACAATAATTTTGAGAAATTTAAGAAACTATTAAAATCAGGAATATATGACATGATACAGTTTGATGAAGTATGTATAGTATGCAAACTTCCATCTAAAATAAGATACATAAAAGAAAATGGAAAATATGTAGTTCATTCATATAAAAAACATGCAATAGAATGGGAAGATGGATTCTTTCTAAATGGACTAAAAGGGGAATTATCAACAGAAAACTTAAAAGATTTCATAAATCGTAAAGTTGTTGATAATTTATGAAGCAAGTTAATGGAAAAATAGATACTAAAGTCTTTGACAAAATCTTTAAAAAAGTCAATCATCAAGCTATTTTTGAAGTCAATGCTATATGCTATAATAGATTCTAACATCCATTCTAAAGTATGGTTTAAACTAAAGTCTCAAGTAAATCATAACATTTATAGAAAAGTAAAAGAAATAGTTAGAGGATGGGTATGAAACAAGTCTTTAGTGAAATAAATATCCAAATTTCTTCTAAAATTAGAGCTGAACTATTTACTAAAATAGATTTAATTACAATTTATGATGTCAGATTACAAATCTGGAAGGTAATTAATTATAAAACATATAATAAATTATCGAGAGAAGTAAGAAGAAATATAAGAAGGTGATAAATATAACTATACAAATTAATCATAAGCAGTTAGAAAATCTAATTGTAACATATTATCAGAAAAATATGCCACTTTTTGTTCATGGAACATTTGGTATTGGTAAATCACAATCTTTTTTAGAATCATCTAAAAGATTAGCTAAAGAACTTAATTTAGAGTTTTCAGACAATATAAAAGATATAAATGACGAATCTAAATTTATTTTGATTGATATAAGATGCTCGGAGATGGACAGTGTTGATATTAGAGGATTGCCACACTTTGAAGGAGAAGGTAATGGTAAAAAAACTAAATGGTTTACTCCAAATTGGCTTCCAATAAAAGGACAAGGTATTATATTCTTAGATGAGTTTAATTTAGCCCCACCATTAGTTCAAAAATCAATGTATGAATTAATATATGATAAAAGATTAATCGGTGGTCAATATATGCTTCCAAAAGGATATTCTATTTTCTGTGCTGGAAATTTAGACTCGGATAAATCAGACATCTTTAACATGGCTTATCCATTACTAAACAGGTTAGCTCATGTAGAATTGTCAATACCATCAATAGAAGAATTCACATCATGGTCTATTGAAAATGAATTAGACTCCAGATTAATAGCATTTCTACAAGACAGACCATCATTATTACATAGATTTGAAACTAACTTAAAAGATAAAGCCATGCCTACTCCAAGAACATACGAGTTTTGTTCAAATCTGATTAAAGGTGTAAAAGATATAGATGAAATAAGGTTAATGGCTTCTTCTGTTATAGGTGAAGGAACAGCAACAGAACTTCATGGATTTCTAAAATTACAGAGAAATGTAGATATAAAAGAAATAATAGCAAATCCAGAATCAATAAATGATATAACAGAAATAGATTTGAAATATGCAGTAGTTTCACGCTTGTCAGATGAATTTAGGAAAGAAAAGAAGATATTTGAGCCACTAATGAAAGTATGCAAATATATGCAACCAGAATTTTCAGTATTATTACTAAAGTTCATGGTTAAACAATGTGGAAAATCTGATTTTCTAAAAAGAATGAAGAAATCTAAAGCATGGAATGAAATAAGTGCAAAATATACAAACTTGGTATATCCAGAAGGATAAATATGAAGTTAGTCAAATCTCAAATAAATTTTGACACTAATAGAGAAGTCAGGTGTCAAATAGATTCTAAAATAGAAGGAAAAGTAATTCATCATGTATGGCATGGAATATATCATCAATTAGAATCTAAAATTAATTCTCAAGTCATGAATCAAATCCATAATCAAATAGGATATATACTTGGAGGATAAATATGGAACAAGTAAATTCTCAAGTCTGGTCTCAAGTCGGGTCTCAAGTCTGGTCTCAAGTCGATTCTCAAGTCTGGTCTCAAGTCGATTCTAAAGTCAGGTCTCAAGTCGATTCTAAAGTCAGGTCTCAAGTCTGGTCTCAAGTCGATTCTCAAGTCTGGTCTCAAGTCGATTCTAAAGTCAGGTCTCAAGTCGATTCTAAAGTCAGGTCTCAAGTCAGGTCTCAAGTCAGGTCTCAAGTCAGGTCTCAAGTCGGGTCTCAAGTCAGTTCTCAAGTCTGGTCTCAAGTCAGGTCTCAAGTCAGGTCTCAAGTCAGGTCTCAAGTAGATTCTAAAGTATGGTGTCAAATAAAGAATATAATTAAGGGATAGATATGTTGTCAGCTTTTGAGAAATTACAAAAAACTAGAATACAATTAATGAAGGATAATCCTTTTTTCAGTTACTTATCAATGCATTTAGATTTTAAAGAAGCTGAAATAGAAACAATAGGAATAGATGCTAATGGAACTTTATACTACAATCCAAAATATGTAAAATCTTTAAGCATAAGCAATCTAATAGCAGTATTAGTTCACGAAATTTGTCATCTGTTTTTAAATCACATGGAAAGAGGAATACATAAAGAACATTACATATTCAATATAGCAACAGACATAGTAATAAACGATATAATAACTGCAAATGGATTTAACCTGCCTGAATCAACATTAAAACCAAATAAACATGAAATAACAATAGCAGGAGTAAAAATTAAAGATACTAATAAAAAAACTGCTGAAGAAGTATATAATCAGTTAATTAAAAAGGCAAAGATAATTAATGTAACCTGTATTTGTGGCAAATGTAAAACTAAAGATGGTAAAACAAGTGGTAAAACATGCAAAGGATTTGACAAGCATATTTATGGCAAACAAAAAGGAGATAAGAATAAACAAAAGAATTGGAAAAAAATAACATCAGAAGCAAGTGCTATGGCTCGTCAAAGAGGAAAAATGCCAGATGGATTAGAAAGAGTAATTGATACTTTACTAAATCCAAAATTAGATTGGCGTTCTATTTTACATAGACATATAACTAATCAAATTCCATCAGATTATTCTTGGAGTAGGCAATCAAAACGCTCTTTAGCAACAGGATTTTATATGCCTTCGGTTGTTAAAGAGAATCTTGATATAGTTGTATCAGTTGATACAAGTGGAAGTATCTCACAAAAAGAATTAACACAATTCTTATCAGAAATAATTGGAATATCAAAATCATTCAGTTCTGTAAGTATGACACTTATAATTTGTGATTGTAAAATTCATGATGTAATAGAAATAAGCAATGGCAACATAGAAAAGATAATGAATCTTAAGATAAAAGGTGGTGGAGGAACAGACCATCATCCTGTATTTTCACATATAGAAAAGAATATGCCTAATGCTAAAATATTAGTCTCTTTAACTGATGGATATACATCAGTAGGAGATGTTACAATTAACACTTTATGGGTTATCTGTGAAGGAGGAACAGATGAAGAAGTAAAAGATAAAGGAACAGTAGTATTTATGTGATTTCTATGTATGCTGTTGGTGAGTGTGTTTGTAATGATGGAAAAACAAAAATACTAATGCTAGAATCAAAAATTGGAAAATGTAAAGGTTGTGATGAAGAAAAAATAGTTTTCAGAGGAATTGATTATAAAAAAACTAAACGTTTTTGTGTATGGTTTTGTAAAAAATGTAGAAAAGATATGTATAAAAATTTTAAAACCTTCAAGACTAAAAAAGAAGCAGAGGGTTATATATTTGTTGAAAGTTTATAATTATGTATTCAATTCTAAATTGTTATGGTTATTATCATATAGAAAAACACGATATTGGTATTTGTGGTTTTTGCTTTAAGAAAAAGAAAGTATGGAAAAGTATGTATTATACAACAGATGGAAAGAAATATTTTAAAAATGGAACTTATGCATGTAAAAAATGTATAGATGCTAGAGAATGGGAAAGATTAGGAAAAGTTAAAACAATAAAAGAAGCAAAAGAAGTTATAAAAAGAGCATTATTTGTTGATTCATTATGAAACCTATATTTGAGAAAACATTTGATAAATTAGCAGTAACGAAAGAAGATAAAACAGAAGAAAGAAAGGAAATAGAGTTTGGGTTGGGGTTAGTAGATAAATTTAAAGATTCAAATTTTCCTACAAAAGCACATCTTAAACCATCTATGATATACTCTAAAAAATGGATATTTAAAAACGATTTTGGGATATCAGTTGTAAGAGGATTCGGCACTTATGGTTCTGAAAAGAAACTATTTGAAATAGCAGTATTATATAAAGGAGAGTTACATTTTAACAATCCAATAGCTAATGGAGATGTAAAAGGATATTTAACAGAAAAAGATGTGTTGAAAATAGGAAAAAAGATAGCAAACTTATCAATATTAGATTTTTTATGAGTTGATATATATGAAACAAGTAAATTCTCAAGTCAGTTCTCAAGTCGGGTCTCAAGTCTGGTCTCAAGTCAGGTCTCAAGTCAGGTCTCAAGTCAGGTCTCAAGTAGATTCTAAAATCGTGAATAGTATAGATTATAAAGTCTATAATAATATCTGGGTTAATCTATTGCATCAAGTCAAGCATCAAATATTAAGACAATTAAAAATAATACTTGAGATGAAATAAAAGAAGTTAAAGATGTGTGAATAAATGGATATTCCAGACAGATTTAAAATAACTAAAGATGATATAATTATAGTGAGTATAGGAGATGAAAATCACCCTCCAACAGATGACCAATTAAAACGAGCAATTAGAGATTTTTCAAAGGAATTTAAGAAATCAGGTATAAGATTCAAAGAATTATTCATTCTTCCGTATTATATAAAAATATCAGCCATATTTGAAAAGAAGAAATGTAAATGTGGTCAAGAATTTATAGTTCTATCAGAAGATTTCATAAACAAAAATATTGTAGATAATTTATAAGCTGATTCTAATGGAATATAAAGAAACAAGTGATATAAATAGCATTAAGGGTAGAGAATCGGCTTGTGATAGTGAACACTCTAAATCTTTATATAAAATAAAGAAAATGGTTAATGAAAATATAGAAAAGAAATTTACAAAATTAGAAGATTATTTGAAAGTATTAAGAACATCTAAAAAGATTAACTCCTTATTTATTGTAAGTAAAGCAGGATATGGCAAAACGACCTATGTTATATATTTTCTAATGAAAGCAGGTCTAAAACCAAATAAAGATTTTGTATTAATAAATACTCACACATCTCCTTTATCATTATATTCAACACTAATGAATAATTCTGAAAAAGTTCTTATTTTTGACGATATGCCTAAACTATTCAGAGATGAAATGTCTAAAAATCTATTCTTATCAGCTTTATGGTCTCCAACAGATAAAAGAATAGTTAATTGGAATTCTATAATAACTATGAAAAATATGGATTTACCTAAGAAATTTATATTTAATGGAAAAGTAATAGCTTTGCTTAATAAGATACCAAAAGATATGGAAGCAATAATGTCAAGATGTATGACTTATGAAATGAATATACCAAGAAAACAAATAATAGAATTAATACAGGAGATAAGTAAAGTATCAAATATACCAGAAGAAGTAGTTAAATTTATAAAAAATAATACAGACTTATCACATGAATTAAGCATAAGAACTTTAATTAAAACATTTGAAATATATAAAACATCAGATAATTGGAAAGAAATAGCATTAGAACAATTAGAATCATCTAATGAAATAAGAGTAATAATGAAATATATAAATCTGTCTGTAAAAGAACAGATACAAAAGTTTGCAGAAGAAACAGGATTAAAACGTGCTTCTTATTACCTTTACCGAGCAGAATTAAGAAAACGAGAAAAAGGATTATGAATGTAAATATTAACTTAACATTTAAATTTATCATTTTCTATAGTAAAACCTCTCTTTTATTTAAACTTTACATTTAAATAAAAGAAGAAAAGACCTAATAAATATATAATTTAAACTTAAACTTAAGATTTATGTTTTGAAAATACGAGAACCATTCATTCCTCTTTGATTTTTAAATTTTATATTATCTACCTCTTTAGACACCTTTCCCATCCATTTTAAGGCAGTTACTCTTGAAATATCATATCTCATTTCTACTTCTCTTGTAGTAATAATTGTTTTTTTATCATTTATAAAATCATTTTTAAATTGCTCATATTTTTCAGAGAACTTAAACCCCCTATTTAAATTCTTTAATTCTTTTAAAATATCTTCAAGAAGGTGTATTATCTTTTCATCACTCATCTTTCATCTCCCTCACTAGCTTAATAACATCTATATCCACAAGCAATAATCCATGTTGTTTGCTGTTTATAACTGCTGTATTGTCTTTTAATTCTTCTAAAATTCCAACACTAAATAAATCTTTTCCATTTTCAATTCTAGAGAAACCAATTTTCTTATTAACTAATCTTTCTAATAATTCTTTATTCATTATATCTACCTAAATAATGATATATCTTTTGATGTGATAATATTTAAACTTAATTTAAAGGCAAATTTAAGGCAATTATATTTTGTATAATACATAACTTTATATATAGTTAAGTATAATAAATATATATAAGGCGAATATATGAATTATCAACAAGCTGTAAAGATGTTAAGAGATGCAGGATTAATAAACATAAACAAACCAGCATATTCTTTAAGGAATTTTAATAAAGTAGCTTTTCATGGAAGATTTAACGAAACACCAAGAACATTTCTTATAAAAGCTATGGTATGTAAGGAAATACATGACAGAGGAGACCATTTTATTTCTGAATTTGAATTAAGAAACAGAAAAATAGATGTGTTTCGTATTATGAATGGAGATTTTGCAAAATATGAAGTAGCTACAAATCCTATTAAAGAACTGTCTAAAAAAGAAGCATTAATTCCTGGAATGGAATTTACAATAGATTTGAATAAACTACCTTCAACAAAGAAATTAGAAAAAGCAGTTAAGAAGATGATATTATGTTAAAATGTAAAGAATGTGATAAAAAAGCAGAGTATATATTTGATGGATATTCTTACTGCAAAAAATGTCATGATAAATTGAAAAAGGGTTGGAATAGAATAGCAGATGAAAATATAAAAGAATTAATTAAAGAAAAAAATAAGAGATGATATTATGAGAAAAAGAATAGAAATAGAGGTGTGGTGATTAAATGACTGAATTAAAAACAATGAAGGATTTTAAAGAAGGATTTGACGAATTAGACAGATTACAAACAACAAACAAGGCACATGCTGATTATTTGTTCAGAGAAATCAGACAAGAAGCTATCAAACAAATAAAAGATTTATTTGAAAAAAATAAAACAGCAAAAACAATGCAAGATAGACAAGAAGCAATATGGAATGAAGCAGTAATAAGATGGATTAAACACTTTTTTAACATAAAAGATGAAGAGGTTTCTAATGACTGAAGAATTGAAAACTTTGAAGGATATTGAAATAGAATTAAAATTTACAGGTAAAGAAGTTAAAGAATTAGGAATTACGTTTTCAGATATGAAAAAAATGGATTATATAATGGGACAAAGAGATAATCAAATTAAAGAAGAAGTTATTAAATTAATTAAAAATGAAGTATTTTGGGATGAAGAACAAATGCCAAGAGAAATAAAAAATACAATGGAAGATTGTTCACCATGTCAAGTTGCAGAAGACGTATTAAAGTGGTTTTTCAACATTACAGAAGAGGAATTGAAATGAAAAAGAAAGAAGCAAAAACATTACTAGATTATATAAAGAGTTGTGAAACTGAAACAACAGCATGGCTATGTTACAATGAAACACGACATCTAAAACAAATGATTAAAGATATGGTGAATTAAAATGACTAAATTGATAAATACCATGATTGTTGAGAAAGCAGATGGAAACCTATGGATGAAGCAGGTGTATTGCTCAACTTGTGGCACTTATAGAGACAGAAAACCTATACCAATTAAGGATAAACCACCAAGATGCAGGTATTGTAAAAGAATAATGGAAATTAAATGGGAAAATATAGGAGATAAATTAGACCATAGTGAATATTTTAGTGATAGTAATGCAAGAAGAATGAGGAGAAAACGATGATAGTAATTTCAATTAAAAACCATCTTAATTTAATAAGAAATAATACGGATTTACTTACAATACCAGTTATATGTAATAACTGTAAATTTAAAACTCTATTAGATTCTGTTTTGAAGATACATGAAAGTATTACATATACAGGTGATAGAAGTAGTGGACCAGAAATAAAATGTCCAAAATGTCAAAGTTCATTTATAGCAGTTCATAAAGGATTTGAAAAAGAATGGAATTCAATTATAACAGTTAATGAATTATCAAAAGAGTAATTTATAGGTGAAATAATGTCTAAAAATAAGAGAAGAAAAAAGAGAGGTGAGAGAAATGGTAAAAGGAGTTCCTAAGAGAGATTCAAGTGGCAAAGGAGTTGGAGCTAACAGAGGAAGAGGAGGATGTAATCCTATAAGAAGAAAAGGAAAAAGGTGAGATAACTGAAATTTAAGTTAGGAAAGGATGAAATATATAGATGTGAAAAGTGTAATTGTTGGATAACAACTAAGAAAGTGTTTGAAAAGCATGGAAAACATAAAATTAAAAAATACAATTTAAAAGATATAAATAAAAGGTGATTAGATGGAAGATAAAAAAATAAATGAATTTGAGGAAGCTAAAGCAGAAGAAGGCGATTGGAAAGAAGCAACAGGAGACGGAGGAGGATTCTGGTTTCCTGAAAAAGATGGAGAAACTCTGGTAGGAGAACTGAAGGCAATAAAAGAAGGAAAGTATGGAGATATATATGATGTATATATTTCAGAAACTAAGAAAATAATGACAGTTCCTACTTCAAAATACCTTCAAATGAGAATACATAAGGACAATATTGGAATGGAAATAAAGATATTGTTTGAAGGATGGGGAGAAGCAGAAGGAGGTAAAAACGCTCCTAGAAAGTTTAAAGTTTGGTTCAAGTAATTTTATTTTTATTTTTTTTCATATTTATAGGTGAGTAAATGAAACAAACAGTTAATTGGCAGATAGATATTGGAAAAATATTAGCAGTTGTTTTAGCTGGATTATTAGCATGGAATGGATTAGCTTATATGGATGTTCAAGAAACACAAGCAAGAATAGAAGATAAGCTAGATAAAATACCAATAGAAAAAGAATGTATTTGTGACGAATCTGGAAAAATGTATGAGATTAATTGGTCAGAATGGGAAATTATAACAATACCATTAGTTATTGGTGGGAAATAATGTACCCAAAAAGTATGTATAAGAAAATAATAGATGCAGGAGAATTTAAACAAGGATATACACAAGATATTGAAATGTATATTTTAGAAGCTGCTGAAGGATATCCAATAAAGTTTTGCATATCTATGAGGTCAGATACAAATAAAGTATCTTTCAGGCAAAATGATTTAAGCAAATTAAGAGAAATTATATTTCATTTATCTAAAATGTATTATAACATAGTATCAAGAAAAGGAAGTAAAGAATCAATGGTAGATTTTACTGATATGTTTATAGAAGACTTAAAGAAGAAAATGAGTTGAATAAATGATAAAAGATTATTTAATAATTCTATTTTTTATTTTAACTATAGTGTTATCACTACAATACTACACAGACAATTATAATAAAATTATACTGATAAACGATACATTTGAGAACATGACAGGAGAAATATATAGATATGAATCTTGGGAAGTTTCTGGTTTTGTTATTAATATAACCGATAACATAACACTTTTAAGGAAGAGATGTAATTGTGGAAATGAAACAATAGGATGTCATAAATGGTGGAATAACAACCCAATAGGAGAGATGTGGTTATATGCTCAGAATGATTCAAGATATGCACCTCAGTTATACAGCACATGCAACCACGAATCATATCATGTAATTCTGGATTATCCTACAGAAGAAGAAGTATGGGGAACAAGTGTAGAACATCAATATATCCTCAACCTTACTCCAAACACACATTTTCCTCATTGCAGATGGATTGTTGAAACCAGATACAACATAACCTTCGAGCCTCATTATACATATCAAGGGTGATTAGATTAGAAAATGCCCAGCATGTAATTCAACTCGCCTTAAGAAAAATGGAAACATTACTTGTTGTTCTAGATGTGGATATACTCATAAGAAATATTGAATTGAAGTATCGAAATCTATATATACTAATGAAAACGATATATAAGTATGAAAAGAAAAGTAAAATCAAAGAAGAAAAATACAAAAAGAAAAATAACTAAACCAACAACCAGTAATATTAAATTAGATTTTTCAAAAAAGAAAAAAGTTGATTATTCAGATAAAAGAGATGAAACATTTAATACAAATCCAGATTTTCAAATAGTATGCTGGATGAGAAAGACTGCTTCTGGAAATATAATTCTTTCAGAGCCAGAATCGTATGAAGTATTAGGACATACATCATTTAATATGTTTAGAAGATTTGCAGGAGGACAGATAAAAGCATGTCCTTTTAGTTTAAGAGTAAATAAAGAGGGTTAATATGATAAAGACAAATGCAAGAAAAGTTCTTAATATAATAAATAAATCAGAAGGAATTAACGTATATGCTTTAGCTAAAGAATTAGACCTTAGTTATGTTACAACAAGAAAATGGGTAGGTTATTTAGTAGAAAATAAATATATAGAAACAATATCAAAAAAGGTTAAAAATAGAAAAACATGGGCATTAGAAATAACTGATAAAGGTAAGAAATTACTTGAGGTTACAGAATAAAGGTGAGCTAGATGGGATGGGCTAAGGAAATGATGAAAGGAGGAAAGAAAGATATGACTGAACAAAAAGAATGTGATTGGGAAGAGTTTTTAACAGCTGATGAATATTCCAAAGAGCAGATTAAACAAGTTATCTCCTCTCTAAAGAAAGAGCTTGATAAATTTGAAAGCAAATGGAGAAAGAAACACATGAAAGATAAATACGTTTCAATTCCTGAGAATTTATGGGATGATTTAGAATTAATATTCAAAAAGTTCGGAGTTGTTGAAAATGAGAAAAAGTAAATGTAATCATAAAGAAAAAATGAATGATGGATATTGTCCAAAATGTCATGAAGAATTTTATCCATCATTTTAATTAAAAAAGGAGTTGAATGAAATGAAAGATAAGAAAAATAAATTAGGAAGAAGTATGGCTTCTTTATTGACATTAGTAGGTATTTTCTCGTCAATATTTGGAAGTTTTCTAAATGATAAATTATTAGATGTAGGACTTACTATGTTAGTATTAGCAGTAGTATTTTATTTATTTAGTATATATGAGAGGTAGTTTAATGGGTTATGAGTTTGTTAAAGTAAAAAGAAAATTCAATACATATAAATGCAAAGAATGTAAAAATATAACCTTTTTTAAAATGCTTAAATGCCACTTCTGTAATTCAGAAGTAGAAAGGATGAAAAGAAATTATATTGGAAAAACAAGAAAAAGTAACTTAAAACATCATCCTACTTGGGAAGTGATATAAATGTTTGGATTTGGAAAAAAAGAAGAAATTAAATATAAGGAAGAACTATTTTATAGTATATTTTTTACTTTGAATGAAAATGATTATACCCAATCAAAAGAGTTTAAACAGAAAGCAGATGCAGAAAATTACAAGACTAGATTAAGAAACGAGATAGCAAAAAATAACTGGGTTAATATAAATGGAGTAGATGTTCGTTCAAGTGCAATTATTAAAATAGAATTATGTGAAGGTATGAGGAGAATAAGGATTGATTAATATGAAATGTAGTTCATGTGGTAAAGAATTCAGAGAAGATGAATTAGATGAAAATTGCTTATGTAATGATTGTTCTTTTGGTGCAGGAATGCTTATTGGAGTAAGTGATTTTGGTCTTGAAGGTGCTATATTTTAGGTGGTTAAATGACAGATTTTACTGCTTTTGAAATGGGAGAATCTTCTAGGTTCTTTCCAACTGAATTAACTCTCTCATACAAAGATGGGAAAGAAGTAACCTATATTTTAGAACCACATATTTTAGTTCCTGAAGAAAATGAAATACCACAAGTTGAAGACTATTTTTTACTCAAATATTTATCTATACAAAAGATAGTAGAAAATCAGATGAATGAACCAACTGAAGAGGAAGAATATGAAACTAGAAGAGAAGGCGAGGAAGCTAATAAGAGAAAATGAGGTTAAACTTGATTTGAATAATTTCAAAAACTCAAAAATATACTTTACAGTAAAAGGAAAATATTCAGTAATAAAAAACCATAAAGGATATTCATGTACTTGCTTTTATTCTTCTGTTAAGAGTAAAATGTGTTCGCATATACTTGCTGTGAAAATGATAATAGAAAATAAATATAAGATGGAGAATATATGGGAGCATCTAAAGAATTAGATTTAACAGATGAATTTTCAATATATAAAATAAAGTTTAGATTTATTGGTTGTTTCATAACTAACGTAAAGATAAAAAGAAAAAAAGAAGATAATTGGGAAAATGTAAATATAAAAGATTTTGTTATGTTTTTAATGACACATCTAAATGAAAAGGATAAGGCAGATATAATATCAGAAACATCTGCTGAAATAGTAGTAAATAATTTATAGGTGATTAAATGGGAGCATTAAGTTTCAACGCAGTAGAAATTCTGCCAAGCCTGTTAGACAAGAGCAAGACGCAGACTATTAGACCTCTATTTGAAACAAAACCAATAAAAGTCAGACAAATAGGAGATGAAATCGGAAAACCTGTTGGAATTCTTTACAAAGACAAAAAACCACGCTTCAAAGTAGGAGACAAAGTAAAGCTCTATTGGAAGATGAGAGATAAACACAAATGGTGGCTTTATGAAAATAGAAAAGGTTTGATTAAAATTACAGGATGTATTGACGAAGAATCTGCTTGGAAAGGTTATCAAGGAGTTATGCCATTTTGTACAAAAACAATTGTATTCAATAAACTTCTCGGAGAAGTAGAAATAACAGAGGTTTTTTCAGATGAATTTGTTATAGAACAAGATGGTGGATTAAATATGATACATACTTCTTTTGGTTCAGAACTATGGGAAAGAGATGGATTTAAAACAATAGATGATTTAGGTAATTGGCTTGACAAAAATTATGATTTATCAGAACCTAAGAGATTCTGTGTTTATATGTGGAGATGGTTATAATGGAAAAGGAATATGAGTTTTGGATTGTTTTGAACCATAAAAATGGAAGAGTTAGAACAACTAGCAGAAAACCTAAAAGGACATCTCCATGGGAATTAGTCATTAAAACAAATATAAAAGTTGATGCTCCAAAAGACCAGGAATTTCAGGCAAAAGGAAGCATAACAATACCTCCTGCTAAACTTAATGAAATGTTTATTGAAGCAATAGAGGATAAAGATGAATAATATAGACTGGAAGTATTCTAAAAGAGGTAAACCTAAGAAGAGAATTATAGAAACACTTGAAAAAGAAACATTATCGAAAACTAAATACCAGATGAAAAATATTATATTTCCTGAATCTAAAGCAAAAAATGCATTCTTTTTAGTTTCTAATATAAAGACACTTCTGGATGAAAAAAAGATAGAAAAAACAAGACTTGGAAAATTTCTTTTCTATAGACTTAAACGCCAGAATAAATAGTAATTTCTCCTTCTTTTTCAAGTTGTTTGATAGCATCTTTAGCTTTTGTAGATTTAGGCATAATCATCATATATCCCATTTTCTCTATATTGACAATATTCTGGTTTACCATATAGCTTATATCTAATTTATTTATTTTAACATCAGATGTTTTTGACACTTCTACGAGCTTATAATATAGCTCAAGCATTTTCCTGTATTCCTCTACATCTCCCTTTATCATATTTTTAGTCTTTTCAAGAGCATTTTGAATCTGAGTTATTTTATTTATAGAAGGAATAGAACCACTTTTTTTTATTTCAACATAATTTGCTTCTAAATCACTTTCTAATTTATCAAGCCACTGCATTATTTTTTCTTCATAATCCCTCATATTATCCATAACTTTGAATAAATGGTCAAGAATAGATTTCATTTTTTCTGTTTTTTCCTTTAATAAATTTTGAACAACTTCATTAGAATCTATAGTAGGAACTATATCTGATTCAGCAGCATATACAGGCAGTCTTGTAAATTCCTTATTTACAACCTTATTTAATGTGGTTGGGTCTATTTTTCTTCCAAATTCTTTTTCTATTAATTCAGAAATTTCTTTAAATGAACTACCTTTCAACCTTTCTTCTACTAGCCGTTTCACTATTTCTGGAGGTATCATACTCATGTTTATCACTTATTTTTATTCTTTATTAAGTTTTTCAGGAAGTAAAGCAAAAATCCAATCGGAATAGTATATTTTACTGTTACTTCTTCTGGAAGTTGTGCAATGAATGATATAATGCTTGGAGCAAGCACAATAACACCATTTAGTAACGTTTTCCAGATTCCTGTTTTTAGACTATATGACATATTTTCACCTATAAATGAATTACCTTCCTTGTTTATATAAGCATCAAAACATCTAATTTATTGTATAATCTTACAGTTTCCTACTTTAAGTTTGTTTGCTTCTTCAGGAGATACTGTTATAAATACATCTTTTCCTTCCTTCATTACAATTCCATTAACTTCCATTTTTATCACTCTCATTTAAACTATTCGTCATCATCATCACCTTTATAAAACTCTTGCATAAATTTTATTTCATATATTTTACAAGAATCTAGTCTAAATTCATGTGCATTTTCTTCTAAATCAGTTGGATAATTGCACATATGACACCAATTCCTAAATAAGTTACATTCTTCTTTATATGGACACAATTCTCTCATGTTAATCACTTGTACAATATACATAAACTATCTAACTGAGTAGTTGCTGAATTTATTTTAATTTTTATTTTTAATTGTTTTCCTGTAGATGAAAATGTTAATAATTCATTTTTGTCAATAGATTCATAACTAATTCCATTATCATTAGACAGCCAATACTCTGTTCCTTCTAAACCACTTCCAGTAACTATTATTTGTGCCTGTGTTATATCAGCAGTAGCTATTCTTGATGCACTTGTAAATGTTCCGCTTCCACCAGATGATATTAAAAATCCTTCTGATACAGATGTTCCATCATGAGAATCAGTATTGCCGTCATCATTGAAATCTAAATTATATGAATATCTCATCTCATATTGATTTACAATATCAGACTGTTCCTGTGCTGAAACATATCTGGATTTCATAACACTTGACAAATCAACTCTTTCTTTTTCTATAGTTACTATAGACTGAGGAAAGCCGTCATATTTATGTTCCACTTTTATGACTTTATAAGCAGATGGAGCTACTGTATTTGCTGGGTCGCTTATTCTTAATAATTCTCCTGCTTCAATACTTGGCAGCATAAATGAAGTTAAGTCTCCAATAATAGGAGGATTAATTCCAATTGTCAGTTCTGCTTCTGCTCTTTCTTTTACCTGTTCATATGTTGTTAAGTTAGTATCACTTACAATCATTTCTTTTAACCCATGAGTATCTTGGCTGTCTGTATCTTCTGCTGTATGCATAAGAGTTGTATTTTCTAAAGGCTGACCATATACTATTATCCTGTTTCTTACCTGAGATATATCTTCTCCGAAATCACTTGTTTCAAATAAATTGTCATTATGCACAACAGCTTCTTCTGTATTCATTACACTTTTAGCTTCAAAGAAATGAAAATCTAAATCTGCATCTGCAAAAAAATCAAATCCAGCTCTGTCACATAAGTCTTTAAAACAATCCATAAGTGGTTTCTGAGACCATTTAATTGTTACATTTGTAGTAGATGTAGCTACATTAGTATAGGTAAAACCAGATAAATAGGTGTCAATTAAATCCTTAAAAATAACAGAAGCTTCTATATTTGAATAATCTTTAGTAACAGTAACTTCAAGTATCTCACCAGCTTTGTGTCTTCCTTTTAATACAATATTATTATGCTGACCAGATATTTTATCTATTTTACCTGTAAATCTTTTGCTTGTAGGTGTGCCATAATCAATATACAAATAAACAGTATTTCCATTATCCCATACATAAGAATATTCTTCATTTCCATTATCTATAGTAACTGTAAAATCTCCTACACCTGATGTAGCTTGTTTTATAAATGAAAAATCTGTTACATTATCTGTTACATTATCTGTAGTGCTGTCTGTTCTAATCACTTCTATTTTATAATCTGGGTGCTCCTGTGGTGGGATAAAAACATGAATTGGAATTCTTCTAACATTTACTGCTACTGGCATTTAATCACCTCACGTTACATCTGCACTGCATATTGTTCCTACTCCACATGCTCTTAATGACAGATAAGGCTGCCATAGATACCATTGAGTAGTTCCTGAACAATAATAATCAGACCAGAACCATAAACCAAATGTAGGAGAAGTTTCAGTTTGATTCCATTTATGCTCACTCCATGAATTTTTAGTTACAATACTTCCATTGGCTTTTGAATTATCTGTGCTTACAGTTAAGTTTACACAATTATATGAATCATTGAGATAAATTGAGAAATTAAATAAATTATCCCACGCCTGCGGAGTAATATTTAGAATAGGGTCATCTGATGTCTGACCATATGGAGTTACATTCTTACTTGTAGGTGTATTAGGTATAAATTCAAAATATTGTGTAGCATTTGGAAATGAATAATTCCATTTGCTCCATACAACATCTAAATTTAAGTCAATAGATTTGTTTGATTGTGTTGATGCAAATACTGTATGGTTTGCTGTTCCTTTATATTTCAAAAACATATTATTGATATTTATAGTTGTATTTGTTTCTGATGTTATTTCAATAGGTATTTTGCATCTATTTGTTTCATATGGACTTGAAAATGCATCAAACTTTATTTCATGTGAAGTTAATGTTCTATTAAATATTTTAAGTTCACCTATTGTTCCATTAAGGAATTCATATTCGAGTACATAGGATAAGAAATAACTTCCAATTGTTATATTTTCAATATTCAATGGTGACATTTCTTTGACATAAGACGTATCTATAGCAATTCCATTATAATATCCTGTAAAGTCTTGATGTGTGTTATTAACTTTTTCTATTGTAAGAGCAAAGTGCCTAAAAACATCTTCTTCGTGACTTGTAGAAGTATTTAAAAAACGCACTTTTCTATCATCTGATACATTTCCATAGGTTGCTTTGAATCCTACATTTTTGCCTTTTTCACTAATACCAATTAAAACACCATTAGAAGTTTCATTATTAATAATAAACAGATTCATTGATTCACTAAATTCAACATATGATTTCATGCTTAACTGCATTGTTATTGTACAATTTTCTTTACATAATGATGAACCAGAATAATTCATTGAAGAATTTATTCCATTAAATTCTGCTGTTTTGTTAAACAAACCATTTGGAATATTAATTGAATTATTTGATAAATTAAAACCGTGATATATGTCTGCAAATCCATTTTCAAAATTCCATTCATAATCTCCTTTATTTTTCCAACAGCTATTTTTACTAAAGTTAATAAATGGTGTAGATGACACATTTATTTTATTATATGTATAATTAACTTCAAACCATGTAATATTTATTCCACCAGCACTTTGTGAACCAATTCTTATAGGAATAGCACAATCTAATGATGAAGTAGGACATAATGTTTCATTATCTAAATACGACTGAATATCACTAATTCCTAAATCTATTGTAACAGGAGCTACGTTAGTTGAGTTAAATATTCCTGTATAATTATAATTTATATTTCTGTCATCTCCTGTATCAATAGTTAAATTACTTACAGTATTTGAATAAGTAACTCTTACACTAGAAACATTTACAACTCCATTTCCAGTTGCAAATAATTGGAATGGAACATAACATAGGTCATCTGTACAACTATCAATATAAGTTTGTATCTGTGAAATATTTAATGTAACGTTCTGTGTGTAATCAAGTGAACCACTCATATTGTATGTATCTGGAGATTTTTTATCAATAGTTATTCTAATATCATCTGGATATTCAGTATAATTAAATGTCAGCCATGCTTCTGCTATATTTCGACAATTTTGGTCTCCAGTATCAAAGAATCGAATACTACCATCTTTTCCATGACTTGTGTCTAAACTATACCATACAGGAGCAGTATTTGGACTTGAAGTTTTTGACACTCCATCCCATGTATTTGTGATTGCACAAGTTATATGAAGAGCAGCAACCATTATTGATGTAGCATTTGGTAATTTTGTATTATTAAAATCTGCATATAGATTCTCACCAGCTAAATGATTCACAGAAGTATATGTACTGGTGTCATTATCAAAAACATATTCTGGATTTTGAAGTGTGCCTTCCTTCCAATAAGATGTTGGATTTCCTCTCATATCTACAAAATAATTTCCTTCTTGACTTCCTGTTAAATTAAGTGAAGCAGATAAAATTGTAGAACCTTTTGGAATAAGTAATTTAAATGTTAAATTATTTTCTTCGTTTTCTTTTCCTGTGAAATTCAATATATATGAAGTTAAATAAGATGCCATTATTTTATTAGTTGTCATTGTTCCACTATCAAGAGAATCTATTGTCATATTTGCTTCTGTAACTGTAACATTTCTAGGCAAAGTAAATGTTATTATTTCAATTCCAGAATAGTTAAATGTGACATTTTTCATTGTTGTATTTATATCGAAATAATCTAAATTAATAGTAGAATCATCCATATTTCCTAATAACTTATAATCTGTTATTCCATCCAAACCAACATCTATTCCTACATTCTTTGAGTTATTAACAAGACTTATAATATTAAATTGACCTGTAGAAAATTCACTTCTGTTATCAATATCAAAAAAGAAGACAGAAGGAACATTTGTATTGATAGTATGGTTTTTACTGTTGTATGAATTATTTAATATCCAAAATGTATTTTCTGAAGATATTGTAGTAAAATTATATTCCACTATTTGATTAGCACAAGTAAAGTTTTCACCAAATCCAAAAGCATCTAAAGATAAACATACTTCAACATCAGTATTAGATATATTTGCTCTTATTGTAGATACTGTTCCTAATTCATATGTTGTATTTGATTTAACACCATTAAGATATATATCTGGCAGTGTAACATAAGAAGCTACAACAGAATTCTTATATTCAGTTCCAGAACTGTCATTAACATATACTGTAATGTTATTTGCTCCTAATCCAAGTAATATTGTTGTATTGTCTGTGAAAATTACTTTACTTGAAACATTCCAATACATTGCTTCTTCATAAAATCTATTACTATCTGAAGTCCTGCTTCTTATAGTTTCATATTCTGTTCCATTATAACACGACCATTGTATTTCATTACTGGTTGCTATTGGACATCCTGCTCCGTTGAGTTTCACTCTAAATTGTAAAGGATTTTGACTCCAGCAATTCGGAAGCATTGACAAATTTATTGTTGCATCTACATCTTTTATTTGCCACTTACTTGAACTTAATGCTGTTTGTGGTTTTGTATAATTTATGTAAAAATAAGAAATATTATAACATGCTGGTGCTGTTGCAGTAGACCAATTACCATCTATTGCATTATTAGGATTTGTCCAGTTAGCTGTGTCATTAAATGTCCATCCATAAACACCTGTGCTTAATCCACCACAGCTTGTTGATACATTTGCAAATTCCTGATAACAATATTCAGTTAATCCTCTGTCATTAGTATACCATCTTGTATCTTCAGTAGCACTTGTAGTTACATCTAATGACTGGTTTGCTTTACTATAAGTTGTATTTGTTGGTTTAAGTATGGTAACTATTATTGGGTCTGATGGTTTTGTTTGTGTAGGATTAACAAGTATTTCATCTTGGTTTGCAATATACAATCCCCAATAATTTGTCAGATTGTCTATTTTAGATTGTGATGTTGAACCTGTTACATAAGCTCTCGTTATAAAACTCATGTTTCCATAAATATCGCTACCTGCTTGATTTGCACTCATTGGCTGGCATCCAACAAAACTATTCGCTGAATATCTTATTACAGTCTGATTTCTTGTTGTATTATAGACTATTCCATAAGCTATATTTGAAGCATCTAAAAATGCACCACACTGTCCTCTTGTTAATGGGTCATAATAACCTTCTGATGTTGTCGTCGTATTAAACGGGGCAGCTGTAGAAGCACCTGCTGTGTTGTTTGGTGTTCCGAAGTTGTAAAGAGATATTGTACTCCATGGTGTCCTTATCTGCATTTGCTTCATAGGTGAGTAAGCTGGATAATAGTGTAGCATTTCAGTATAGACACCGCCTTCGGTTACTGAACAATTCATTACAACAAGCATAGAAAAGTTGTATTTCACTATACAAGTACCTACACTTGATACAAGAACATTAGCTCCTGTCCTGTGCAACCCTTCTATGCCATTACCTCCGGCATTGTTTCCATTGTCGGAATTTGAAATATATTGAGATGTTGTTATTAAACCACCTGTGAAAAAGTCAGAAACATGCGTGTTTGTTATGTTGTTTGCCTTTACCTTTAGGTCTGTCGTATAATCAAACCTATCAACTTTTGTGTAATTATAGTAAATACAATAGGATATATCCGAGTTTACTGTGCCGTTTGGTATTATAACAGCTCTTGCAAGAGTAACATGACCTGATGCATTTTGTGTCCATGGAACAAATGCTGATGGTAATTCAACACCACCTTCATTACATCTACCACTTGCAACTCTCATAGACTCGTTATATGGTATGACATCCAAAGAAGAAAAATCTATCCATCTTGTTATTGGTGTTTGATTTTCAGCATAAGTAAATCCATCTACACTTATATTTATTTCAGTAGCATAATCAAGTTCAAATGCCCAACTTCCCCATTCTGAATGTTTAAAACTTTTTCCAGAAATATTTACAACAGGAATCCATTCTTTGTCATTTGAAAATCCTATTGCCCATTTTCCTCGTACTTCCACATCAAATTTTGAATTTTTTGGAAGAATAATTGTTTTTCCATTCATAATTTCAATATCTTCATATACAATTCTATCAAAATCTTTACCATCTTTTGTTTCACATATAGTAGTTGATGGTACATTTAATATTTTTATAGATGTTATTGTTCCATCTTTTCCTTTACGATTTTCTAATGTAGCATAGAAAGTATCTTTATTGATTTCCATGTCCCAAGATTGAGTCTGAAATGTAAACAGTGCATATCCTGACCCGATACTTCCTTGTGTTTTAATTAGTTTGACAAAAAAATCATCAGATGAATAATCATTTAATTGTATTCCATGCCATGTAGGGTCAATAGATTCAAATCCCCATTTTATATCACCAAATATATCATTTCTTAATGTTTCAAATTTAATCTGATAATCTTTTCCTTTTCTAAAAGCTACTGAATATTTTACATTTCCAGTATTATCAGGAGCACCACACCATGTACCTGTACAAGGTTTAGTCATGTTTATATATCTCCAACCAGAACCCCAGCTCCTATACATTTTTATTTCTTGAATTGGAACATCAGTATAAAATTCCCATGACTCATTTGCATATAAAAATATATCTGTATTAGCAGAAAAATTAATGTATGCATAACACCTTTCAGACATATTGACAAATGTTCCATCTTTCATTTTTATTTCAAATATATCATTAGTATCACCATCATTATTCCAATCCGTTCCAAAACAATACGAATCTCCAGAATAAGATGTTATAGTAATTGCTCCAATAGCTGATAAGTAAAGAAATATTCCAATTATAGTAGGTACAGTAATTCCAGTTACAGCTAAATATTTTACAATTCTTTTATGATAAATTCTTTTACTTCCTTTAGTAGCCATTTTAATTACCTGTCTGTACCTATTCTTAATGTCATAATAACATCATAAACTTTGTTAGTATCAGAAGGATTCTCTTGTCTATTTTCAGTTATTTGAACTTTATCAAAATTAACTTCATATGTATCTCCAGCATATGTTAAAGTGACAGTTCCTCCATATGTAGTAATATATCTAAAATTGTCTTTATGCTGTTTTGCAGTAATAGAAGTAGCTCCTTGTTTTCCATTAGTTATATGACCAGTTATAATAAATGTATCTTCATATTTTCCAATATCAACTATTTTTCCCGGACTTGGAGATTCTGTGCCTCTTTTAGTTCTTGTTGTTATATTTGGTATTCTTTTCAAATCTTTTGTTATAGCTTCTTCTACTTTAATATCCTGAATAGTAATTACAATAGCAGTAGCTCCAACTGGAGTAGGTGGTGCTGATGCCTGTGCTGTTATAGTTTTTGATAATGTTATATCTGCCATATTAATCACGCTGCTACTAACCTCTTTATATCTGAAACTACTCTGTCATTATTATCTCTAAGCATTCTTTCTAATTCTGTTTTATCTCCTGCACCTGATATATTATAAGTTGCATAAAAATTTACAACATTTTCAGTTCCCCTACCATGGATTCCTTCAAATCTTTCTCCACCATGTCCAATCATTGGAACAGGTTCTCCAAACCTTCCTGGAACTACACCACCATGTTGAAGAGTTACGCCTCCACCTCCACCTCCACCTCCATACATTGCACCTCCTGTAATACTACTCATAGCATCAGCAATATTTTTAAAGAAGACTCCACCAACACCAATAGCACCACCAAGTAATGCAGCAGCACCACCTGCTACTGCACCAATACCACCAGCAATAGCACCACCAATTCTAGGTAAAAGTTGAACAACTAGTCTAATTACAGGTAACCCTGCTAACCATTTTAAAAAATTAGGAATAACTAACATTATAGTTGTTTTAACACTTTTTAATTTCCATGCACCAGCAGTTGAAAAGAAATTAACAAAGATAGAACCTAAAGATGCAATAAGACGTGCTGTTGTCTTTACACTTCCTTTTAACCATTTACCAGCAGTTGAAAAGAAATTTTTAAAAGTGCTTCCGAGTGATGTTGATAAACCAGCTTTTGTATTTACACTTCCTTTTAACCATTTTCCTGATGTTGCACCAAAAAATTTAGCTGCTAAAGCACTGTATGCTATATCAAGACCAACAGTTGTTACAACTCCTGCTACTGCACCACCTACAGGACCAAGTTCTCCTATCGCCTTAAAAACATCTCCAATTGCTTTTCCAGCAGGACCAGCAATTCCAAGAACTTCACCTATAGCTCCTCCAAATTCTCCAAGTAAAGCACCTACAGCACCAGCTATAGGAATTCTCATAGAAGGAAATACCATTGCTAATGATGAAAGACCAAGTATAAGTTGTCCAACTGTTTGCATTACTAAACCAGAAGCTTGACCAAATAACATCAGTTGTCCCAAAGATTCTTTTGTTGAATCTGATAAATCAAAAAGACCGTCTATAACTTTATAGATTCCATCAGCCATTGGTTCAAGTGCTTCAAAGGCTATAAGATTTAATGATAGATTTAACATTTCTCCAATTCCAAGCCATTCAACTGCTTGACTTGTCATTTGACCAAACATTCGTGTTACAGCCATTCCCATAAACATTATTCCAAGTTGTTCCATTCTAAATCTTCTTGCATTCTTTTCCATTCTTCCAAGGACATCTCTCATTTTCAATCCTCGTTTAGAAACACTATCCATTATTTTACCTGTTTCATCTACAGTAATACCTAATTTTCTTAATTTTCTTTCACTCATATCTATTTTTGCAACATCTGCTAATGCTTTTATAATTATTTTTACTTCATGTGCAGAACCTATTCTCTGACCAGCCGCCATTATCTTCTCCCTCCTTTTTTAGATTTTTCATATTCTTTTCTATTAGAGTCACTTTCTTCATTTAATCTATTCATTAAATTAACAAATGCGGGAATTTTCATCTTCCCAAATTCTTCAGGAGAAATATAGCCAAATCTCCTGCAAAAAGAATAATGACAATCAATTAAATCAACATCTTGATTTTCTTGTTTAATCTCCTGTAGTTGACTTGGCATTGTCATTTTTAGCCACCTTTTCTTTTATATTTTTTATAGATTCTACTTTCTTCTTGACTTCTATATCTTTTGTTTCTTCTGGTATATTTGCTTCAAACATTCCATTCATGCAAAATGAAAAATTAGATGATATAAATTTTTTCAGAGTATCTTCATCTGCATCTGTTCCTTGTTTCATAGATTCTAAAACCAATTTATTTATTACGTTTATTTCTTCTTTATTCAATATATCTAATAACTCTTCTGGTTTTTTGCCTGTAAATTTTTTAACTAATTCGAAATACTCTCCATAGTATTCTACAGGTAATGAATGAAATTCAAATTCATCATCACATATTTTCTTAATTACAGGTTTCCCTATATATCTTTCAAATGCTTCCTTGTTTGTCATTCTCATCTCCTCCTTCATATCCAATTAAAATCTTTCTTCCGTCAAGCATTGTTTTGTATATGGGTTTCTTTTCTTTTTCCCCAAACAATGCTTTTTTTATCATATCAATTTCTTTCAGTATTTCTTCTATTATGCTTAATATCTCGTCATACTTTGCATCAAATTGACCATAAGTGTCTATTAAATGAGTTAGCAATAAACCATAATCTCCTTCATAATCTCTATTAGCCCAATCAATAAACATTTTCTTATGCTTTCTTCCAACTCTTCCAATATATAACGCTTTCTGATTATCTTTCAAACATTTCACTACAACATCTCTCGGATTTGTTTCTTTCAGTATTTTATTAAAATCATATTGTGTATTTGCATCATTCATAATACATCACTCCCTGTATTATCTTTAGGGTCTTTTAGCTTTCCCATTACTTGTAGATATACAAAACCACCTATTTCTGGCTGTTCTTTTTCAGGTCTTTTTTCTATTTTTTTCATGTCAACATATTCTAATGGAGTAACTTCGCTGATAGTTTTCTTTATATCATCCATTTTTTCTACATTTTTTTCATTTGTATCAACATGCCCGATACAGTCAAGATGTTTTATATCTCTTAGGAATTCATCAGCTACTTCTGACTTTATTCTAATATCATATAGTTTAATTTCACATGGAAAAGGTCTGGTTGTGCCATCACGGAGTATACCTTTTAGTGGATATTCTCTTTTTCTCATCCAATCCACAAACTTTTGATGCGTCTCAGGCATTGTATCGACCATTAAAATTAAATGCATTTCTTTTCACCTTAACTCCATAGTTGACCTAGAGATGTTACACCCAATGATGCAAGACTTAATGTTGTTGTACCATCACTTGATTGCCATTTTATGTTTGGATTCCCATCTTTTGTGTATGGTGCTACTATAAATTTTGCTGTACATTTTAGTAGTCCATCTGTAAATGAAACCTTTGAAGATGTCAATCTGGCATTAAGTACAATTAATCTCCTTGCTGTACTTCCTATACTTACTGCACCATTGCCAGCAGTTACACTTGCTTCATCAGTCCACATTATAGCTAATCCATATTTTTCCCTGTTTCTGCTTACATCAGATTCAAGAGGTTCTGTACTGTCCCAATTAGTATCTGTTGTGTTAAATAATTGTTCCATGCCAAATGCTTTGTCTGAACCAACTACTGTATCAATACTTGTTGGATAAAGTTCTACTGTAATTGTTGTTACTTCTTCTGGACCTAATTTTTCAACTCTTCCACCTGACAGTGTAGCTACATATTCTACTGGTTTGTCTCCTTGGTCAATATCAATAGTCTCAGTTGAACTAACAAAGTCTATACTTGCACCGCCTACTGGTGCTACTGAAACCAAAGCTAATCTTGTCCATGAACTTGGAAAATCTGCCATTCCTATCACCTTTTATTTACAAGGAACATTATCAGTCAGTTCCAGTTCGTGCCACTGTCTTAGGACTTTTCTTGACTTCTTTCTTTGGTTCTTCAATAATTCTTCCATCTATTGTTTTTCTCATATTTATCGTCTCACAATTCTATCAGCTAATCTGTTTACTTCTTGGTTTATTTTTGATTCCATACCCCTTATAGAAGGCTCTATAAACGGGGTATATTTTTTTACCCAAACTGTTCTTGATTTTCTTGTCATTAGATGACCATAAAGCGGAGTTCCTGCTCTTCCTTGTTTTCTTAACATTTTTGCTGTTACTGCATGAGGTTTAAATCCATATTCCTGATAAAGGTGATATGGTCTTTTTAGTCTTCCGCCTACTGAAACTTCCCATCCTTTAGTATTTCCTTTTTTGAATCTTTTGACAACTATTGACTTCTTTAAAGCTCCTCTTCCACTTTTCATATGTGATGTTCTTATTCGCATTCTTCTTGCTAATTCTTTTGCCAATTTATGTGTAGTTTTAACACCTTCTGGTGATATTCTTTTTTCAACTTTTCTTAAATATTTTTGAGTTTCTTTTAATCCTGTAATATTTACTCTAAATCCTGCTGGCATATTTAAGTCCCCAGATTATGCACAAAAAACCCGCCAAATGTAATTATGGTTTCATGTGTCTTTATTCCTTCTATTGTTAAAACATCAGTATCTTCTGTTACTATTTCTGAATCATGAAGCTGTTTATCGTTTCTTAAATTAGATGTTACTGCACCATTAAATATTTCATATATTTCATCTGTAAGAGTATTATTCTTTTCAGCAGCTTTATCTCCAGCAGTATAAACAATAATATCCATATTCCAATTTACTTTAACTTTTCCATAAGTAAATGGTTCTGTATCAATTGTTGGCTTGTCATAAACAATTATTGGGAAATCAGTCTTACTTAAATTTACTATTTGTGGAAATGCTGAATGATTCCAGACAGTTATAGTTCTTACAGGGTCTTGAGAATCAGTAATAGAACCAGTGATAAGGCTATACATTGCTCTATAAATGTCACGCCTAATACTTTCCTTTAACACAGCAGTTATGTAAATCACCGATACACGAGATATTCTAAACTGAAAAGATACACAATTCAGTTCTGCTATAAGTATATTGTTTTCATTTGTTAATAAATGTACTATTAGCTTTCTCTTCTGCAAAATACTTCATAATGAGACCATCTTGCACCAGAATTAGGACTTCTTGTTTTTATTACTTCATTTATTTTATATGTTAAGCTGTCATAAACAACTCGATTTCCTATTTTAGCATATTTTTTATTATAGTCATTTGTGCTTATTAATAAGATTAAATCTCCTAATTGAAGACCACCTAATTCTCTTGTTTCTCCTACTTCACTAATTATTTCAGCTATTGTATAAATTAAATAATCAACTGAAGAAGTTGAAGTATGCCCATAATCATCTGTACTTACAGTTACATTTTTTATAACAACATTTTCTCCTCTTTGCTCAAGTAAATTTTCCATATCAGAAGCATTATCAACAATTAAATCAGATTCAAAAGTTCCCTGACCAGAAGCTATTATAAATCTTACTATTCCAAATCTGCCATCAGTAGAAAACGCTTTTATATGAACTTCATCATCTTCTTCCCATTGAGTATCTAAATTGCCCAAATCAAGCATATATTCTCCAGCAGTGTTTATATCACAGCTTGTAGATTCACCCTTTGTTGTGTTAAATACATATGCTGTTCCTCCTGTCAAAAGAGTAGATTCATCACTAAAATATATGTGTCCACTACAAGGAAAAGGAGTCAGCGGTGCCATTTAATCACCTACCATAGTATCCACCTATCATTGGTGCAACATCAAATCCTGGTATGACTAATCTTGTAAGTACATCTGTTTTTGTGTGATGCAGAGGATTACTTTTAATTTCATTTATAGTTTCAAGATATTTGTCATAAAATACAGTATAAGCTTCAGACTGTCTTGAAACCCTCATTTTTCCTGCTGCAAACTGTTGAACCTTTTTGACATCTATTCTAAGAAATCCAAGAGAAGCAGCCATATAAGATGTGGCTAATACAACCAAAGGATGTGGTGTTGACATATCTACTGGAGAATAATGATATGTAATATAGAGTCTGTTTCCGCTTGATGGTGCAGATGAAAGAGTTATTTTCCCGTTATTAGCATCTATACTTGATACAGTAAGTTCAGTTTCTACTCCTCCTGGAGCTACCTGATAAACAGTTACATCTGATGTGTCTACATCTCCATCATCATCTGCATCTCCTATAAAATACTTTTCCCATGTTTGAACATAATATTCTGTATTAGAACCATTTATTTCATTCTCTCTAGTAGAATCAATATATTTTACTTCTTCACGAACTTCTTTTACTTGTATATCAGAATTAATTTTTCTTGTTGCGTGAGTTATTAATATAGCTAAATCTACATCAGTTATTTCACTTGTTGTTAAGCCTGAAACAGACCTCGTGTTTGTTGTTGTGCAATATGCCATAATAATCGCCCATAGTAATTACCTTCTTCTGCTTTTATTAATATTCATATTAGGTATTTTTGCTTTAGTTTTTGGAACTGCTTTTTTAACTTCTATTTTCTCCCATCCTGATTTACAGTAATCATATCTTGTTTTATCTTTATTAATATAGCATCTTTTAGCAGTTTTATTTACGTCATAACAAAACAATTTCTTGTCTTCATCTTCACAATAATGTGTTGCTTCTTTAGCCATTTAATCACCTTTCACTATAAGAATAATTACCAACATCATATATAGTAGTAACTGTTATATCACCATTTGAATCAACATCTCCTAAATTATTTGAAGCACCTGTTGACATTTCTTGAACTGTTGAATTTGCTGCACCTCTTATTAAATAAAATCCACCTCTGAATAATACTCCTTTTCCTAAATTAATAGGTTGTGTTACACTTGCTGCTACATTTACCTGAAGTTTCATTAGATTTGTATCTCTTTCTATAAAGCAGAATGTTCTTGCAGTTGCATTTGTAGTGCATATTGCTCTTTTCAAAACACAGGTACTAAGTGGCATATCTCCTGGCATGAAAAATAAATCAACTTCCCATGATGACTGAGATGTAGCTAATTTACATACTGCAACAGCATGTTTATGGTCTTTGTATGCAGTTATATAAACGAAATCATTTGCAGCCCATTGTGTCGTGAATCCACCTAAATCTATTGTAAACTGTCCACTTACATCTGTAGTAGCAGTTTCTTGTTCTCCTTTAGTGTAATTTCTAACTACAACTGTAGCTGATGCTACTGCTGTACTACCATCACAATCATATAAAGTTCCGCTCACGGGACAAGGTGTATTTCCTGCCATTTAATCACATCTTAATTTTTCATAATAATTCCATAATTGATTTCCTTTCTGAAATGACATAATAATCAACCTATATATTTCCATTCTCCTCTATAATCTTTTTTATATTTTGGAGTTAATTTGCCTTTTGGGTGCCTTATTTTTGGGTTTCTGTGTTGTATATCAATATCATGGTATCCACGAATTGAAGGATGTTTGTGTTGTCTTGCTATTTCCCCACTTCTTTTTTGATAGAATTTTACTCCTGTTCCTGCTGCTGCACCACCAATTAACAATGAAGCCAATACTGTAATTATCAATGTTTCTAATCCTTGTTCTGGACATTCACCATCTGGACAAACATCACAAACATCACAAACATCACAATCTTCACATATAGGCTTTTCTGGAGCAGTTACATCTATATTACATTTATCATCTTTTATTATTAATCTTTCTCCATAATCAAGTGTTTTTAGAACACTACATGGAATATCAAAAGAAAAATACTGAACTGGTGGAGGAGCACCTAAATATGTAAATTCTTTAATAAAATCTTGTGATGTAACTCTAAAAGTATCTCCTTCTGAATATTTAGATATAGTGTTTGCCCAGTCTACATTATATTCACATCCATCATTTGTTAATCCTGATAATGTTTCTCCTGTTCTTGTATTTGTAATAGATACTACTACACCTGAACATGGTTCAGATACTATTTTAGCTACTATAGGTAATGGGGTCATTAAAGCAAAAGATATCGAACCCATTGCTAAAACTAACATAAACATTGTTAATATCTTGTATCCATTTTTCATCTAATCACCATTAATCTCCTACAGGTTTTGTTATTTCATAATTTGCTGTTATATTCATCATATTTACCCATACTGCTCTTCCTTTTGGAACTGATGTTTCATTCCAATATGTAAATCCACATCTATGACTGTAATATTTTGATTCATTAGCTGCTGGGAATGTCCAATATTTATCTCCTGTTTTTTCATTACAAAAGTCCATTAAACGTATAGTATTATTGAAAAATCCTACTTGATTCCATCCACCATTTGTTATATTTGAAAGATTATATGATACTGTTGTGTCACCAAGACCAACATATCTAATTAAATTTGCTGTACTGTTTACATATACATATATTGCATCCCCTTCTCTTACTTTTGTTGCCTGACCTGTTGCAGTTCCTTTAATCCATGATGTATAATTTCCTGCTGTGTTATTATATATTGATACATGAGTTATATAATAACTGTAATTTCCAATTCCCCCAAGAGTTGTATTATGTTGAGCCATTATTAGATTCCATGAGTTTGCTACAAGAGTTACTTTAGTCCAGTTTGAATAATTTAATGCACTTGAAACACTATTTGCAGAGTCATTTACTCTTGTTTCTACTTTAAATGCACCTTCTCCATGAACCATGTCTGATGTAATGTCAAATGAACAAGTCCTATTTGCACTTGCAGTCTCGTTGAATGTAGCACTGCTTGAATTGTAAACTCTTGTTCCCTGAGTTCCGTATATTGTTATTGAACATCCATCTACAAATGAAAGTGCGTCTGAATATACTATGCTTATATTTCCAGTCATGTCTGTACCATTCCAATTAGTATAATTCAAACTTGCAACATTATTATATGTTGGTCCTGTTCCATCAACAAGAAGATTTACTATTGTCATATTTCTTCTAATATCAGCACCATTACTGAACTCAATTGTTATGTTATGTCTTGCATTATTTGTTAATGTTATATTGAAAAGGGTTTTAGTATTGTTCAAGATAGTTGTATTTAGGGTAACTATTCTTGTAGTTCCACTGTCAGAAAAGACTTGAATAGTTATATTTCCATATTGACTACTATTTGCCTGAACAACAATTTCTGGAGTAGTGTCAGATGTATTTGTTCCATTTAATGGAGATATTAATGTATAAGTAAAACTGCTTATGTTTATAAGAACTGTACTCGAATTTGTACTTTGTGGTACAAAAACATCATCAACTACTTCTGCTGTTACATACCAAGTTCCATGCCTTAAATCGGTTCCAGATAAATTGAAATGTGTCTCTGTTCCATTTAGTATAGTTGTATTATGGCTTAAAATTACTTCAGATGTATTTCCTCTTCTTACATATATTGTTAATGTTAGATTTGTATCTTCTGTATCATTAGCAGATATTCTAATTTCTGGTGTTTGGTCTGTAGTGTTTGTGTTATTTACAGGATAAGTTATAGATACTACTGGTGGGTCTGTATCTATATTTAACCTTCGTGCTGATGCATTAAATAACAAATCTGCACTATCACCAAATTCAACTATAATATCATATGTTCCATTACCTAGTGCTGTCATGTTAAAACTCGTTTCAGTTCCATTTAGTATTGATGTATCAATTATGGCTTGAACAGTTCCACCTTTATTTGTATAGAATGTAAGAGAAATATTAGTCAAAAATGTACTATTTGCACTTACTTTGATTTCAGGAGTGAAATCAGTTGTATTTGTATTATTTACAGGATTTGATATGATATAATCATATATTTGTCCAAGTGTTACTGTATAATTACCAAGTGTTTGATTAGCTCCTAAAGAAGATGTATTTATTCCTGTAACAACCCATTCAAATGTGCCATTTCCTAAACCAGTTACATTAAAAGAAGCATAATGTGCTGTTGCATCTGTACCATTTACAACCATTGGAAAATCTCCAGAATTTCCATCTCCAGAAATATTATAAACTTTAAGAATAGGAATAGAAATCAATGATTCATTTGATGTGAAATTTACATTAAAATAACCGTCATTTCCATCTGTTGAATAATTGCTTAAATTCGCAGGACTAGGAGAAACTGCTGCTAGAGTAATTCCAGCACCAGCAAATGATAAACTTACAAAGAAAGCTAAAACTACTACAGTAATACCGAACATTAAATAAGCGGGGACGATTTTTCCTTTCATCTATATCCCTCCTTATCGGTGTTTAACGTATTCTATATATGCTACGACCCCTGGCATGTTTGCACCTGAATTGTTCTCAAATTTTTCAAACGTAAGTGTATCGCCTGCATTTAACTTGTTATTGCTTACAGAACCGAAGTCTATGAAGTCAAATTGTGACGCATCTACTCCACTTGAGAAAGTCTTTGTCACAATTACTGCAGTTCCACTTCCGTCTGGACCTTTGTTTTTGAATCTTAGTCCAAAGTTGTCGGTTGCTGCTCCTGTTACATCGTCATCAAAAATGACGCCACATCTTACTATTTTGCAGGCAAATGGTGCTGCCCAAAAAGCATATTCATCTTTATTTGTTGCTGTTAGAGCTGAAAAACCTTGAGTTGTTGTTCTGGCAAATCCATACCAAAATCTTCCTTTGTTTTTTACTGCCATTTATTTTACCTCTTGTATATTCTAAAGACTAAAAAGTCTTATTGGGATTAAAAAAATATATCCCGAAACAAAAAACATTACTTTTTTCGTTATTCTATTTTTTCCAATTTATTCATCTGAAACTACCATTCTAGCGATTGCATCAGCATGTATTGCAGATGATGCATATGCCATAGACAATTTCATTCGGACTTGGTCAGTTGATGGGAAGTCAAATACAGTTATCTGAGGTTTCAAGCCAAAGACTTGAGCACTGCAAACTCCTGCTTTTACCATTCCACAAAGATGTCCTGTGACATCCATTGTTACATTGCTTCCAGCAACATCAATATATGTATTTGTTGTTGCGTCAAATCCAGGAACCTTAGTTGTGCTTACAACTTTTACGTCAAGGTATTTGCCAATTTCTCCGTTCAGAACTACTTCATTACTTCCGTATTCTGCTGCGTTTGTAAATTGTGTTTCGTTCTGAAGTGCTTCTTCCTGCTCTGGTGCCATGAAGAAGACGAATGGCTCTCCTGGTGTTGGTTCCCATGCATTCTTTGCTGTTCCAGACAGTGTCCATGTGTTTGAGTTCCAGTAATAACCTCTTGTTGACATCAAAAGTCTTCTTGCTTTCTTGAACATCTCTGTTGTTAGGATGTCTCCTGAGTCAAGGCTACTGTTTGCATTTGTTGCATCTCCACCAAATATTGTTTGTGCACCTCTTACAGTGTTTGTCATTGCTGTAGGTTCGGTGGCTGTTCCAGACGTTGCTGTTCCAAGAACTGCATCTCTTATGTTTGAATCTATTGAGTTTTCGTGTTTGTATGCTAATTCTTCTCTCATATACTGGATTTGGTTAAGGGCACTTGTTCTTATTGCATGGTTGGATATTGCAATACCATAGTTCAGTCTTGTTGGAGTTATTTTCTTGCCGTCTGCTGTATCTGGGTCTGTCCAATCTATCTCGCTTCCAGCAGCAAATTCTGCTGTTGAAGATTCCCAGCTTGAGTCATCCAGATATGTTGTCCTATAAGGAACTACTATTTCGTTATTTCCAGTAGGAATTGTATACTGAGTGGCTACTTGTGCAAATCTCATCCTTTCTTTTGCTGCATCAATTGCCTTTCTTAGGAATTGAATTGGCTGTAATGGATAAGTTGCTGCAGAAAACTGAGTACCTCTTACAGTTGATGTTGTAGTTGCTGTAGCAGATAGTTCAAAGTTTCTTAGTCCGAGTGGGTTTGTCTTAGGTTGCATACTGAGTTCAAGAACAATAGGAGAACTAAGTCCTCCGCCTTGTAGATACTCTAACATTCCAACATCTACATCTTCATATCCTGTTGCATTTACTTTTGTTGGAGGAGTTGCTTCTGGATTCATGGAAACTTTGTTTCCTTTTTCTCTTGCAGCAAGTTTTTGTTCTACAATTTTCTCGATATTTTTCTCATTCTGCATTAGATTCCACGCCTTAAGAACTTCTTTGAATGAAGCATCTGGGTGTGCCTTTAAGAAGGAATTAGCAAAAGAAGAATAATCAGAACTTAACATGCCGTTTTCTTCAAACTTTTTTATCATTTCAGCGTGTTTTATTCTATTTTCTTCTGCATCGTAATCTCTTTTAGATTTGCTGCTAACAACTTCAACTTTAGGTTGAAGTGCCTCTTTAGTTTCCTCAGTTTTTGGTTCCTCAGCCTTTGGTTCTTCAGGTTTTGGTTCTGGCTTTGGTTCCTCTTTTGGTTCTTCAGGTGTGGTTTCTGGTGTTTCGCTAGGCTGTTCGTCTAATTTTTCTGTGTTCATTATATCACCTATATTTTGCCTAAGTATGAAAAAAGTGTTTGGAATTAAATCTACTCCTTTTTGTACTTTTGATGAATTTAGAAATGTTGTCTGACATGCTGGTTCAACAACAAGAGACCAATTTTCAATACTAAAATTCTTTACACTTCCATTACTTCCTTTTCCAAGTATCTTCGGGCTTATTCCAAATTTTGCTCCAAGAAGAAGTGCTTTTTGTGCTTCTGAATTTGAAATTAATAAATCACCAATAATTGAATTTTCATCTAAACGAGGATTTTCTACTTTTCCTATGAAGTTTTTAGCTAATGTATCCTGATGGTCAAAATAAAGATACCTTGTTTTTTCATTATCCCAGTCAGTTCTTTTGAAAGCTTCTGAAAGTTCATAATCATCATAAAACCAATCATTCCATACTCCGCTTGACATTATTGGATGATTCTTTATTTTAAGAACTTGAATTCCATTTATATTTTCCAAACTAAATTTTCTATTATTCATATAAGAATATTACCTTAAGTTGTTCTTATATGTAACATTATTCCTTTGTTTATTTAAAAAATATAATTATACAGGATGATTAGAACTCATTTTCTCTAAATAGTTATAAACTGTTTTCATGCTTAGGTTTAGTTTTTTACTTATATGTTTTATAGAGCACGTTTTTCTTAAATTATATATTTCTTCCATTTGCTCTATATTTAATTTTGGCATTGCACCTGGTCTTAAGAATTTTACAAATTTCCATTTATTATTAGAATCTTTATAAAGTCTGAAATATCCTTCTATTGAAAAATTTCTAGATGATTTTAAAACAAGTATAATTCTATTTTCTCCAAATGAAGATACTGAGTAAATTCCATTTGATAATATTTTATATTCTCCATCTTTGTTTAATCCTTCAAAAAACATCCATTCTTTTGACTGAGGATGTTTAAACATGATATTATCATTTTCTTCGGATATTGCTATTCCTTCAACCATTCCGTCAAGATTATTATTTTCAAATATTTCTCTTGCGTTTTCATAACTCATTATTTTTTTAGAAAAGTCTTTTGGTATGAATAATCTCAAATCTTTATGAGTAGTATTATCTTTTTTATGTTCTTGAATAACAAAAGGCATCCATAATTTATGCTTATGTATTTCTCTTATTTTGTTAAATAAGTTTTTTGAAACATCTATAGAATCTGTTTCATTTCCTTCTCGTTTTAAATTGAATATTCTTATTTCAGTAAAAACGACAGAATCAGAAGAATCTAAATTTTTAATTATGCATGAATTTATGTTATTAAGTTCAAATATAGATGAAAAGGTTTTTTTAAGTTCTTCTTTTTTAAATACCAGACTATATGGTGCTGGAAGTATATTTTCGTCATATTTTAATTTATTAAGAAAAACAACATCATCTTTCTTTAGAAAGTTTCTTTTTTTGAGTTCAAGATTACAAACAATTCTTTTTTTGAGTTCAAGATTTATTGTATCATTCAGCATTTTTATCACCTATAGATTCTAATGTAGTTGTATCAGCCTGTTTTATTACAATTTGAGATAATTCATTTAGAAGGGTTTCTAGTTTTTCTATTTTTTCATTTGTCTTTTCAAATATGGTATTGAAAGTATTGTTTTTAGAAATATTCATTAATTTAATTTCATCTAATTTCTCTTTAAGGAGAGTTTTCTGCTCAGTTGATATTTTACCAGATAATGAAAATATTTCTTTATTTATTTCATTTATATTTTCATTTACCTTTTCTTTCATATCTGTAATTTCATTAGTATATTTCTGCATCTGATTAGGTCTTTCTTCCATTAATACTTTCATCATTAAAACATCCTTCTTTATTTTACCTGTCATTGAAGACAAATCATTAATTGTTCCAATATTTTCAATTGATATAGAATCTATTTTAGTTTTAAGATTTGATATTGCATCTATTATATTTTTCTTTTCATCAGTTGTCCATATATCCTTTATTATTGTTTTTCCACTTACAACAGGTCCTCCTGAAGCTGCTCTTTTAAAGAAATTCATTCTTACTACCTGAAATGATTCAGAACCAACAGCACTTGTTCCATCAGAATATGATGCAGAAAATTTGGCAATATAATTTGTTTCATCTGAATTAGCAGCTACAAAATGTTCATAATAATAAAGAGTTCCAGAAACTTGAGTCATATTTTCACTAGATACATCATTAATTACAGAATTATTGAAATGATAAATATCTATAGTCGGAGTTCCAGATATAGTTGCTTCTTCCCCATTTTGTGCAAGAAAATGTGCATACAAAACTATTTTTGAATTTCGTTCAACTATTGTCATATTAATTCACCATAAGTTGACATCCTGCTTCCAAATCTGCAAACTGAATCATGTAGTTTTCCTTCGCATACCCAATCCCTGCCATCTTTAATTATCACATTGTCTGGTATGAATGGCTTGTCATCTTTCACATACACTAATTCCTTCCATCCTGTCTTGCAGTAATCCCAGCTTGTCTTTTCCTGATTCAGATAACATCTCGTACCTGCTCCATCGCTTAATTCAAAGCAGAATCGTTTTGTTTCTTCTGCTTCACAATAATGCGTCATGTCTGGTTGCATCCCTCCAAATACTGACACAACCAATGCTATTGATAATGGAATGAATGCATATTTCTGAATCTTTTCTCTATCCATTATACAACACCACCGCTTGAATATAATTTTTTGTAGATTGGCATTCTGCTTGTTTCTATTGACTTATTAACTGTTTGATTTCCTTCCATGACTTCCGTTGTTTTGTACGTTACGTTATAAGATGTCAATACTTTTTTGTCTAAACATTCTTTTGCATTTTCCTTAAATTTCCATTCATAACCTAATCCATTAAAATGAAGATATGAGAGAACTACTTTGCCATTATCTGCTTCTATACAAATTTGAGTTTCATTCTTGTCTGATGCCAAGAAAGCATGAGGAGAATTTGCCTGTAATGCTCCGTAATAAACTGTACCTGAAACGTTTGCATTTCCTACGACTTGTAGTTTTTGATTTGGAGTAGATGTGCCGATACCAACACTTCCTGTTGGTTGTAAAATAATGTCTCCTGTACCTGTTATTATTGACCTATCATCAGTAAACTCGTGATACATATTAAGATATTTATCAACAGCAGAAGCTGAACGTGGATAAACGAAAATCCCACCTCCTCCTGAATTGTATGCTTTGACATACAAAGAAGGATAGTCACCTGCTTCTGAACTATCGCCAATATAAACATCACTGGCAACATCACCAGCGTCAATAATGAGATTTCCTCCATCCCCTAAATAATAACCATCTCGTGTCAAAATCTTTCCACCAACATCAAGTGCTACTGATGGGTTATTTGTCAAAATGCCTACAGTACTGGTTGAACCTTTTAATCTTAATAAATTCAAACCTGAATCATGTCCTTGTTCTACTGTAAATACAGACTTATCTGTAGAAAAATCATATATTTCAAAATCCATTCCTGTTCCTGCATTGCCAAATGCCCAATCCTGTGTGTTATTGGTTTTGAACAAGAATGTATATGCGTTGTTACTCGTAAGCCGATTAAATTCAATTAAACTTCCAAGTGTAGTACTTTCTAATTTAATAGTAACAGTACCAGCTTTTTTGAGATGTAATAATTCAGTTGGAGTTGTTGTTCCGATGCCGACGTTACCTGCTGAAACAATGAGACCACCTGCTGTTACATTAAGTCCGTTCTGGAATGTTCCGAATGTTCCTATTAATGCACCAGAAAGAGTTCCACCTGTCAAGTTTAGTTTTTGACCAGATAATGCAAGAAATGTGTTGTTGTTTCCTGTTATCAGTGTTGTCACTGTTGTGTTATCCGCTCCTTGTTTTGTTTCTAAAGCTTCTATCTGTTCTTTTTGTGTTACGTTGTCTGATATGACTCTTCCTGTGATATTTATGTTGTCAATAAATAAACTTCCCCATAGCCTCATCAGTCCGTTTACAAATACGTTTGTCACATTAATGAATCCAGTTACGTTTACATTTCCTAATACTGTAAGCTTTTCCACTCCTGTCTTAGTTCCTATTGATACAGTTACTCCTGATGTGTCATTATAATTTACTGTGCCTGTTTTAGCCCACAGATTAAGAGCTGTCTGTGTTGTATTTTCAGATAGCCATGCTGCGTTTGTCATAAATATTGAAGTGTCTATACTTGCACCATAACCGAATACTCCTGTTCTCAAGTCAATGAAACCATCCTGCCATGCTGAATCGTCTCTTCTTCCACAATAGGCATGGTGAATAACTGCAACATTATCTTCTTCTGATGGAAGCGTGAAGCTCAATGGATTGGTTTCTATGTTCATGCATCTTGCAAGTGTTGTGTATGTCTCGCTGTCAAGTGGTGCTAACTCATGCATTCTTGTGTGAACTCCCCATCCAATAGAGTAAATCAGATACCTTCTGTATTTATTGTCAGAACATAGTGTCGTATCAATACCATCTGAACAGTCTGTCAGGTTTAGTCCTGTCTGGTTTGAGTGAGTCCAATCTCCACCAGATTGGTAAACGAAATGAAGCCCATCAAACTCTGTGTTCCTTGCCTGTGATGTAACTATCGCATTTATATATAAGTAATTTCCTGATGTCTGATTTATGCTTGGAAACGTATTCTTTTTTACATCTAATCCATTTGTAATTTTCAGATTATTAAAATTCATAACCACTTTTGTTCTTTGTGTATCTTTCAAATTCAATAATGCATTTCCTTTTAAAACTTCTATTTCTCCGTCATGTGTATAAACATCGAATATCCTGACATGGTCTGGTGGGTTGATTGGCAAATCATAGTATGCACTGAATGTTGTGTTAAGAAAACTGCATGAGCTGTCCATATAATAGAGTTTATGTTTGTTGTCCTCAACAGTAACCGTGCCTTCTGTCAGGTTGCAGTATGTCGTGTTTCCGTCTATATTTACTATTCTCACTATCAGGTTTGGGTATCCTACTGAAAGACCTCCACCGTTTGTTACGTTTACGCACCCACAGTTAAGTTTGTTTGACGAGCTGTATATGATTCCAGAACCTATACTTCCGTTTATTGGCTGTCCTGACAAGTAACCATCAACTGTTAAATTTCCTGATATTCTTCCACCTGTTAGATTGAATTTTGTTCCGTCAACAGCATAAAGTGTTATGTTGTTTGAAGTGATTAAATTATTCTGGGTGGTATTATCTGACTCCTGTCTTTGAGTTATGTTTATTCCTTCTACCAGAAGTGTGCCTGACATTGACAAATTAGTAATTCCATATACGCTGTAAATGTTCCTCAGCCACATATCTCCTTGTGGTGTAAATAACGATGCTGAAGCTGTTCCAGATGCCAATACAAACATCAGAATAAATGCTATTATTATTAATCTCATATGAAATATACCACCTTTATTTTCATGTCATCATATAAAGCATTCAAAAATGTTATTGTTGAACTAGCTGAAAGATGACTTATAGTATAATCTCCTGAATGTAATAAAAGACCGCTTACAAATACTTGTTCTTTTTTAGATGTTGAAGTATTAGCAAGAGTTAATACTCTATTTTTTGCACCACTAACTCCTGTTGCATCTGCTCCTGTAAAGTTTTCAGGGTCTTGTATAGTTGTCAAACTTCCTGCTTTTATCATGACCATTTAATCACCCACATAATTTGCATTATAAACAACAAATTTGCTTCTTCCTCCTGGAATTACTTTATTATTTATTTTATTTTTCAAATCTTCAGTATCTGTATTTAAATCTCCAGTTTCAAAATCATAGAAAATTAATTTTCCGCTTAATATGAATTCTTCTGAATCAGATATTTTCGATGCAGATTCTATTATATGAGGAAACATTTCTGAAATATTATTGTCTTTATGCATAAGCTTTATGAAATTCTTGGATTTTAATAAAAATGTTTCAATACCTTCATAATTTGGCTGTATAGAATATAACATATTATCACTAAATTCTGACATAACTCTTTCAAGTCTGCTTAATGTCTTTTTTTGCTCATTTATAATTTCTATTTTATTTTTAAAGTCATCACCTTCAAGAGTTTTCCATCTATTTATAGTCTCGAATTTCTTTATCCATTGATAAGGATATTCAAATAAAGAAGTTGTATCCATTTCTGCTATTTCGTCTTCAGTGCATAAATGGAGATTCTTCCTATGATTAAATTCTTTAAAAGATAATTTTCTAGGAGGAAGAATCCTTAATGTGCCATAACACCATTCATTATCAATTAGATAGAGTTCTTTATTTACTTTATCAGACAAATCTTCATCTAATACCATAAGTGGCTGGTTTCCAAGAAACATCAATTTTGCATGATTTCCTGGAATTAGCAATGCATTATTTTTTATCATTTCTTTTTCCTTTGTCTGGTTTTTCATTTCCGCCTGGTTCTTTTTTGTCTTTTTCTGTTTCATCATCATCACCAATTTCTTTATTTTGTAAAGGTTTAATCCATAGACCTTTTCTTTTTGGTAAATTTTCAGTCTTTCTTATCCATTCATCTAAATCTTCAGATGGGTGAAGAAGACCAAATCTTGCATATTTTGAAATTCTTTCTGATTTTGAATCTAACTCTTGTAAAGCAATTTCATTGAATACAATTTTAGGAGGAATTAATTTTTTACCACTAGAATTTTTATTTTCAAGTTCTGCTATTCTTTCAAATATTTTAGTTTCTATAACTCTTGATACTCCTGACATCATTTCTTTTAATGTAAGCTTTAGGAAATATTCTTGTTTTGAAAGAGTGTCTCTGTTTACTTCTCCGCCTGCTCCTGTTGCAAATGCTGAAGGAATTCCTAATCCAGTTATTTCCATATCAACCCAATAATCAAGAAATGTTCTCAAATCCTTGCTTATTTTTGGTTCTAAAAATGTGATTTTATCGTGATATTTATGTGAAAACGAGCTTCGTGCATTCATTTCTTTTAGCTCTTCTACACCTTTTTTTAACTGTTCTTCTGTTGGTTGATGCGTCTCATCTCCCATTGATACAACTGGAACAGGATTTCCAATTCTATAAGAAGCAAGAGCAAAACCTTCTTCACTTGATTTGTGCCTGATATATGTATTATAAATAGGTTCTACAATTCCAAGTGGGAAAAAACCACTTGAATCAGAATACATCTTGAATAGAGCTATTCTTTCTGCTGGAATATATATCTGTGTTCCTAAAAGATGAACACCTTCTGGAGGTTCTATTTTTTGTTCAAGAGAAAACATATTGATAAGAGTTTGTGTATATCCTATTGGATTCTGGCTTGAATCAAGAGCGATATTCATAGTTGAACTTCTTGCATAATCAAAAGTTTTTGCATCTATAGTATCTAAATCAACTATTTTGTTTCCATCTTTATTATGAATAAGTTCTACTGGCTGGATTCCAAACATAAAAAGAAATTTGAATATATTTTTTCTGACTTCTTCCCATGTTCTTTCTCCACCTTTTCTTCCAATATTTTCTAAAAAGTCAGTAAAAAACTTTACAGAATATTCATCTCCTTTTAATGTATAATCAACACTCATAAGAAGTTGCACCAGCTTATTTACTGAATTGAAAATTAAAGGAGATTCCATATAAACTCCTTCAAGATTTTGTCTTGGAACCCTCGAGAGAAATGGAGTTTCTCTTTTAGAAATAGGGTCTGGATTCTCAGTAGAATATATAGGACTTTTTAATTCAAACGTTTTCTTTGGGAAGAAAATATTGCCTAATCTAGACGTTATTGACATGAATAAATATACCTCTTGTGATTTAAATACATCACGTATAGAACACTTTTCCAGTATATCCCTTATTTACGGTTGCTCCATTAAGTGCCATTCCCAAACTGAAAATCATGTCATCATGTGAAGCATTACATACAAATGTTTCAAGACCTGTCATTGTTTTCTTAGGAACTATTGATGTTAATTCAACAAATAACTGGTCTGTAAGTATTGTGCAATTGCTGTTAGGTTTTCTTGGAATTATAATAGTTGGAACTCTTTTTCCATCAAGCATTTTTCCTTCAAATATTCTTCTTAAATTTAATAACAATCCACGCCTTGAAGTATGGTCAAATTTCTGTCCAACTACAGGAACCTGATTCTGTCTCAATTCCTGAACAACATCTACTCCATAATTTGTTTCATCAAGCCTCATGGCAACTGGTTTGAAAATATTATTCAATTCTAACAGCCGTTTTTTCTGGGCTGATATTGGCATTCCTTTATGACGTTCTATATGCTTTATATAAAACTTATCTCCATTACTTTCAATAACTGTAATTACAAAATAGTCTGCATCTTTTCCACTGCTTACTGCAAAATCTACTCCAATATATACATTTTCTCCTTCACTATTGTAGCTGAATTCAAGGTCTTCATCCCATGCATCTATAACCATTTCAGGAGTAATTAGTGCATCTTCTGAACTATGCGTATTACATAAATATTCTCGGTCAAACGCAAGTGAACCTATAGATTCTTTTATTTGTTTTAACTTTTCTATAGGATATAATTCTGGAAATATAGCTTTTCCTTTAAATATATCATCTGGCGGTGCATTTATTATTGCAGGATATACTTTTGTAACAAACAATGGATTTGACTTTAATTTCATGGATAAATCTGCTCCATGAACTACTGTAGTAATCCCAACTAATTTCCCTTTTTTAGCAGTTACTCTTGTCATAACATATCTTTCAAAAACTGTTCCCTGAGCAAGATTGTCTTTGTATTTAGCCACTTCATCTGAAATTAAATAATCAACATGAAAAGATGCAATATTTTCATTATATGGTTTTGAGAAAACTTTACATTTATTTGAAAGCACCAGTTCAGTCTTGCTCCATGTTGTATCGCTTTTATTTTTAGGTTCTAGGAATTGAAGAAATTCATTATCTTCAATTAAATTTCTAATCCTTTCAAGTATTCCTTTTGCTTGTGGCTCTGTTTTTGAAACAACTAAGATTTCTTTTTTTCTATTATAGAAACAAATCCATAAAGGAAACCATATACCCAAAATTAAAGTTTTCCCGTGTCCTGTAGGAGCTATAATCATAGTTCTTTCATTTTTTCTAGCCATCTCTATCCATTCTATATGGAACGGTTTTATTATTTCTCCAGACATTCTTTCTATCCAGAATGCTGGGTCTCTGCTTCCTGTTATACTAAATGTTTCAAAATTCATGTCTCCTAGAATATCTTTTGCAGTTCTCATTTAATCACATTAAAATTCCATTTTCTTTTTTTAGGATAATGTATCCAAATCTCAAATCGTATATTTCTTTTTTTGCACCAATTTTTTATTCTTTTAAACTGTTCTTTTTCTCTTTTAGATGGATAATATTTTTTAGCTTTGCATTCTTTAATTTCTACAACTTTCATTACTTCAGGAGAATTATCAGAAAATATAATAAAATCTGCTCCAAAAGAACCTATTGCTACTTTTGAGACGGATTCAGGGTCTCGATTAAGTGAAAGCATTTTTTTTGCCAAATATTCACTTCTATATCCTTTTCGCATTTCAACACCTAATTAGGAGCAAGCATTATTCCTTGACCAGACATATATCCAATAACATATGCTTTTTTCTGATATACGTCTGTAAGGAAAACAAATGTTCCATCATCACGCACTGAAAACAAACTAGACTTATTTGCTGTATCTGAACTTGAAGTAATCAAAGACATCATTATCACTAAAGTTTATATTGCATCTCCTTCCTATATATTTGCTTGGAAATGTAACACAGCTTACTGTTCCGCCATTTATTACATTCATGTTTCGTGTTTCTGCTTCAAAATGTTCTTCATCTATTGTTTCATCTTGAAAAGAAACTGAAATTGTTTTTCCAAGAAAAAATTTTGGAAACCTTATAATACCTAGTTTGTTAATTACCAAGCCTCTTTTCCTGTTGAATTTCAGTGTTATATATTTTACAGTCTTGTATATTTCTACCATATGTATTATACACATAACTAATATATAAAGCTTTATATAAAAAAGATATTTACTCATTTTCTATTTCTTCAAAATCAGAAAGAATATTATTTATTTGTGCTAACTCATGCTTCTCTTTATGTCTTTTCTCTATAAGACCACATATCCCACTTGCTTGTTTTTTATTATAACCTTTTTTCATCTGGTCTTTAATACACGATGCGAAATTAGGATATTTTCCCATTGGCATTTGTACCACCTTTAGCAATTTTCTGTGCTTTTATAAAATGTCTGTCAATATGTATATAGACTCCTAATCCAGTAAATATGCTGATTATAAGATAAACAAAAAGTATGTCATTTGCACTTATTATATTTAAAAATACATTTGCAAAAAGCGAGAGCCATCCTGCTATGTTAAACAAACTAAGAGCAAATAAGCCATTATGGTTATACTTTTTGATTTTGAAAAATATTCCTATCCAGAACAATGCCAATATTCCAAATACTATCATTTCCATTTGTGGATGAACTATTGCTGTTTCAAATACCATATCATCATCTTTTTATTTTATCAACAAAGCTTACACCTGCTGACGCTATCATAGCAGTGATAAAATCATGATTAACTAAAAGAGATACTGCTATTCCAATAATCACAGACCCTAGAAATCCCAGTCGGATTAATTTCTTTTTTTCCAATTTCTCTATTCTTGGAATTATAAGAGCTGCATCCTGTATGCTCGAATCTAGTATTAGTTTTATTGAAGCACCCATTAAACCCGCTAGTACAAATACTATTGGGGTAAATACTGCATCCATATGACATAACCTAGACCCATTAGTAATTACATTAGTAGAATATAAATGTACTATTAATTTCAATATTCTAAATCATCTATATATTGTACTTTTTCGCATAAGTATTTTGCTCTTTTAATTACCTTTAATTGTACTGCTTCTGGAATATTATTACTCATTTCTTCATCTCCTTTTCTATTCTCTTTGGTTGTCTTCCTTTGTCATCTATTGTAGGATATTTTTTCCAATCTTTTGGTGACGATAATTCCTTGTATTTTATTTTTAAAGATTCTTCTTTTCTCTTCATAGCTTCAAGCATGAGTTCTTCTACTGTCCAATTCTTTCCTGAATTTAGTTTCTGTTCAAGTATCTCACTTATTATTTCTTTGTCTTTCATTTATCCAACTCTTCCATAAGTTTCCTTTCTTCTTCTTTTGAAAGCAGGACTTCTTGTTTCATGTTCTTTCTTCCAATAAACCTTATTCTTGTTTTCCCATTTTCCTCATTAACTACTATTTCCATTTCACTCAACTCCAAACTTTTTGATTTTGAAACATCTTCTTCTGTCGCAAGAGCTAAAAAGAGTATGCCAAAAAATGTAATGAACAATCCAAATATACCTAAATTACCTTTTGGAAAAAATTTAATTAATAAACAAGGTATAACAAGTCCACCAAAAATCATTCCATATTCTACTTTGTGTTTTATCATTGTCTACACCCATAATATTTATTATAACCCAAAGCATCACGAACAATCTCTCTTAAAATCATCAAAGCTAGACTCGCAACAAACAAAATCACTCCTGAAATTAGTACATATAATAGCATGTTCAAGCCTAAAAAAGTAAGAACCGCAAAAAGTGTAATTAAACACAATCCGCCAATTATCATCTTTTCTGGTAAAAGTCTAATCTTCATTTTTACTCAACTTTCTCTTTTATGGTTGTTGCTAAATGAGTTTCTTCTTTCATTGTTTCTTTCATTAACCTGAATGTAGGAGTGAAGAGATAAATTGTAGCAATAATTAATACAACAAGTATCAGGATTATAAGACCTATCAGTTCTGTTGTCATTCACTCAACTCCTTTTTGAATATCCACATCTTCATGTTTTCTAATTATCAAACTGTTGAAATTACCTTTAGAACATTCTTCACAATGTGTGTGTTCATAACGAACATTTCCTTTAAGATAAGATGTTGTTTCAAAATGTTTTCCACAACCATCGCAAATAGTATTTACTAATCCTATTTCTTTTAATGGCTCTTCTGGTTTTACTGGGTCATATATATAATATTTTGACTTTTTTACTATTGTTCCTGTTAACGACTTTAATGCTCCTTTTACACTTTTTACTGGTATCTTAACTTCTTCTGATATTTCCTCTGCTGTGAAAGCCTTGTCTGAATTCTTCTCTAAAAATTCTTTTACTGATTTATTATTCACTCCCATTGCAGTCATTTTATTAAATTCTTCTTTGCTTATACTCATTCACTCAACTCCTTTTCTTAAACTCACTATAATTATGAGCTATCATTAATAGATACACTTCTCTTATTGTTTCAATCGTCATTCACTCAACTCCTCTCTTTTTGAATATGGTATTTAAAACATCTTCATAAATTACTAATCTATTTTTTCCTAACGCAACATCATGATACATTACTTCATCAAGCTCTTGCTTTAGAGAGGAGATGGCTTGTTTCTTTGCTGTCATTTTAATAGCTTCCATAATTTCACCATCAGGACATATATGAAGTTTTGGTTGACCACAAACACAAATTTCAAAAGTTTCTCTTTTTTCTTTAGTTACTATATGCCATAAAATTTTCTTTTTTTCTCCTTTTTTTTGTGCAACTAAACCATCATTATAAAGTAATTTTAAAGCAGTTGTAACATAAGATATTGCTGAACTTCTATACCTTAATTTTTTTACAATATCAGAAACTTCTGTCCAAGTATTCCCCTCTCTAAGTATTTTCAATATGTCATGTTTCAAAACATCAACACTTCTCTCTTTGTCTTTGCATTCTTTTTGTTCAGTCATTCTTCAACAACTCCTTTTGGAATATCTCCGCCGACTTCACACACCGATACTTGCTGAGACTCTGTCCTTTTAGGATGAATCGACCATCATGTGAAAACGTTTACGGAATTCTTCTCTTTTTAAATATGCGATTTTGTCTGTATTTAATTGCTTCTATAACATTCCTTCTGATTGCTCTTGTCATCTTTTCTTTCTCTCCTACTATTTGTTTAGTTTCATCGTAAGCATCATCTAAATCTTTTTCAAGCTCTTGCTTTAGAGAGGTGATGGCTTCTTTTCTACCTTTCCTATAAGCTTTATCTTGTAGTAATTTCTGATAGTCTTTGTTCTTCTCTATTTCTTTCATCAACTTATCCAACTTGCTCTTTATTTTATTAAGATGTTTGCATTCTTTTTGTTCAGTCATTCAATTCACCTTTTTCTTCATATATTCTATCTGCCATTATTGTAATTGCAATCAAGTCAGGAAATTCTATCTTATGCTTTAGTATTATTTCTGTTTCAGTTTTTGAGACTGAAGCTTCATATTTGTTTATTTCTCTGTTCAAATGCCTTATTTTATCTCTTATGAATCCTATTTGTTTCAACTTGTCAAATGTGTCTTTGTCTTCCAATATTTTCCTAATTTCTTTATGGTTCATTTAATCACCAATTCTACTTTCAAATTATCCAGAAGCTCGTTGAATCTGCAATCTTTGTTTTCACATTGCATCCTTGCTCCTGTATTTGAATCATAAATTACTACATTTTCTACATGACACTTAGGACATTTAACTCCTTTTACTGCTTTCCAAGTTTCAATCATCTATTCAACACCTTCTTCTTTTTTGAAACGTTCAAATTCTGATGTAAATGATTTCCAAAATAAAATCTTATTTTTTCTTGAGTCACTAACCACAAGTGTTTCTAATTTCCTTTCAACCTTATCAGCAAATGATTTTATGACTTGTTTTCTGTGGTCTTCCATTGAAATGCATGTTTTATCTTTCCAATCTATGACATGGGTAGGCATATTCTTCTTAGCATCTTTTTGTTTTTGTTCCCAGTATTTATTTGATAATCCAGCTTGTTCATTCTTTCCATGTTTCTTGCCTTGTTCATAACCTTTTCTAAAACACTCAGTAGTATTTATTTCAAATTCATTATTTACTAAACTTTTCTCAGCTTCCTGCCATGCTTTTCTGATAGATTCTTGCATTACTTCATTTACCTGTGAAAACCAATATTTCTTTAGTTTTAATTTTTCTAAAACTTCTTTCTTAATCTTCTCCATTGTTTGTTTTGGTATCATACAATCACCTTAGGTTCATATCCACAATAACCGCAGAATATAAGAGAATTATATCTTGGTTTAACTAAACGACCTGTTTTACATTTACCACATCTTTTAATTTTCATTCACTCACCTATATCCACATTTAGTGCAAACCCATCCATGCGGGTTTTGATACATCCTGTCTTTGCATTTAGGACACAACATATAAATCACGAAATATATTTTACGAATTCAATCTTAAAATGAAGATATGTATAAATATCATTCACGTTAAGATTGCAATACTCTTTTTGTTTGTGTATGATGGAAGAAGAACAGGTTTCAAGTCCGAGGGGAATTGACCTGTTTCTTCTATTACGCTATATCTTAGTTCAATAAGATTAACAACCATCATTATTATATATACTTTCCTAGTATATAAAGCTTTTATTTAAATAATATGGGGAAGTTTCAAGAAACCGCCAGGTGTCTTATGTTATGTAATAAGTGTAAGAGTAAAGTATTTTATAGTAAAGAAGGCAACTGGTTAGTTTATTCCTGTTCTAAGTGCGGGTATAGAAGGTCAGTATTAATTTAAAAGATGTTTTAACTATAGTTATCTGGAGCTTATATTTATAAAAACTCCGAATATCTGGAGTTTATGTTATCATATATAATTATATAGATAGGTTTCCTTTAGATATTAAGAGATAGAAAACTATAATGTAGAATTTTTAAACAGTCTTAATGTATACCTTTAGAGATAAGTGAATGGTTTTTAAATAAAGAAGTAATGAGACTGAATTTCTATGATGTGGTGTGTAGTCGATGTATATAAATTAAGTAATAAGACTATATTGAAAAACTATAGAGTAATGGGTAATCGGTGCCTTATGTACTTTTCCAATATCTATTTTCGTGAATAGCTTTTCTATAAGATATATCATAGAATATACACATAGAATATATATAATACATATCATATCTCTTTCTCCTTTGTGGTGATAGAAACTATGTATATGTTTTATATAATTTATATGTTATATTGTTTATCTATGTATGTATAGTATATACTCTATTATATATATTATATAAGAGTATATAACAATGTGATAAAAGTCTAAAAGTCTAATGGTTTTCTGTTTGTGTCTCTCTCTATATATTTATATTGTATAATATAGCATAGGTATTGTATAACAGTATGTATAGTAAGCATAGTAGTATAACAATGTTATAATTGTTGTAACACAGTATCTATATCTTTTTTATATGGTATATACAATTACTCTTATGACACTACAAGAACTAGAACAATATTGTATAGACAATAACTATAATGTAAGTATCAAAAGATATGCTTCATGTGATGCAATAATGATACAACAGGAATAATTTTTTTTGTATATGGATATAACAATGTTATACTTATATATCACATAACATATAATACAATACCATAGAATAACTATATACCACTATGCTTAATAACCATAATAACTCTATATATTCTCTTTATATACTTTTCCTATGTATATGTCTTATATGAGAATGATAGAGTTGTGTGATGTATATGATAACAACACAGATAACAACAACATAAAATCACACATACAAAACAATCATAACACTATAATCAATACGTATATACGATATACTGATTATAGAACATAGGAGATAAATATGATAATAAAACTATGCAATAGTAATGACATCTATATAAAAAACACTAATAAAAAACACTTAATAATAGCTTATGATGGTGAATAATATGCTAACTGTAAATGATGTAACTAAATATAATCATAAAACTAATAAACGTATAATTACTAAAACACTTTATATTGGTAATGTATTTTATTCTTCAAAAGGTATAGAAATAAGTAATATCAGATATGAAAAACTTAGTGAATTAATAAGAGAAGGAAAATTAACCATTTGAAAATAAAGTGAAATATCTTATAAAAACATGAAAAAGTATCAATATAATTAACTATAAAGCCTATTCTATCCGGATAATTCACACTATGTTAAAACACCAAATAAACACACTATAAACACTATTATAAACACTGTAATTAGAAATGGATAATATGCTTGTAATGGCCATTAGAATCATTTACTAATAAAAAGATTAATTACCCTATAGATAAAAAGATAAAACCTACTAATAAAATGATTTAGGTATAAAAACCTTTTATATAAAAGCTATGGAATAGATTGCACAATACCCTATAATTAATATATATAATATGTATAGCTACTGTATAGTAAAGACATAAACACTCTATAATATCATATATATCCTGTTATATGTTTTACTTAAGCTGTTACTTTATGATTATCGTTTATATAAAAGCTATGTTATCTTTATATACCCCATAAGTTAATTAATAATACCTTATGGTGAGATAAGAAAAATCTCATCAGGTAAACGCAATAAAAACACACATAAGACTTATACGATATATGTATTAATTTCATGGGATAACAGATATAAGTTATTTGGTCGCTATGCTAAAAGATAACTTGTAAATGATGGTAAACCCACATATACACGATATTTCTTGTCTAAATAAAGACGATATTGCAAAAACAGGAAAAACATTAAAACTAAATAAATAATAGGCATAGATGTTATTTGTTTCTAAACTTTGTTATTAATCTTATATAAATTGTATGATAAGATAACCTTCAAAAGTTGTTTTATCACTCTTTTTCTATTTATCAGGTAATAAAGGCATAAGCGAGGATTGATAATATACATTTTGTATATTATGGGAGTTCGGTTCTCCCTGCCCTTTCCATTTATAAATTAAAAGGTGATTAATATGAAAGAAATAAAAATGTGGTCTAAAACTTGTCAGAAAGCTTATGATGAGTATAGAAAACAAAGAGATGAAGAATAATGAAATGGGAAGAATTTAAGAAGAAAATGGATAAAGCAGACACTTTAGGAGATGCAGATAAACTTATAAGAAAATTAACAAAAGAACAGAAAAAAGATTTAATAAAAACATATAAGAAAATGAAAGAAATGTCTGGTCTAACTATGCGAGATGTCTATGTTTTATCTTCAACAGAAACAGAATTAAAAATCCAAAAACTGAAAGAGTAATTTTATTTTTATTTTATATTATATTTATAGTGATTATTCTTAATTAATGGTGATAATATGAAAGATATATGTTCAAATTGTGGAAATCCATACAATCATATAAAACATTATGTTGAGTGTTGTAATCAAATAAAAGATAATATAAAACCTATGTTTGATAATAATGGATTATTAAAGTGATAAATATGGAATTAACAAATAAACAAAAGACACATTATGAAAATTGCCCTTATGTTGAAACTTGTGAATTATGTAAATGGATAACAAAACAATTAAACTTAGGAAAAGAAATGGATGAAATTAAAATATAGTGATTATATGAATTCTATAAACTGTTTAAAATGTAACATAAAAATGACATTTATGCCTAAGAATGATATAATCTATTGTAAATCATGTAATTATAGGATGAGGTTTTAATTATGAGTAAAAACACGATAGAAGATTTATTAGAAACACTTGAATCTAAAACAGAAAAACAAGAATATCTTAAAAAAATGTATTTAACAACACTTCGTTCTCTTTTAATTGATGCTAATAATAGATTTGAGAAATTAAATAAATCATGTAATTATTCGGTGAGAATATGAAACAAGTAAATGATATAAGAGAAGTAGTTTATACAAATAGAAGAATAGTAAAACCTTTAATGATAAACCATTCTGGTGGCGTTACTATACTTTATTCTCAAAAAGGAATTAAAATAAGTGAAGAAAGATACGAAACAATGCAGGAATTGGTCTTAAAAGGCAGACTTTTTAAATTATAAGGTGATAAAATGATAACAAAAGAAGAATTCTTATATAATACTAAAGATGATGAAGTCTTTTGTTTAATACATGAAGCTCTGTCAAGACTAAATGAACTTTATGCAGAAGAAGATAAAAAACCAATTACTATTTTAGATAAGGATATAAAAGTTATTTCTGAACAAATGATTACAAATATAAAAAGTCAGGTCTGGTTATAATGAATAAATTTTATTTTAATCTTTCAACAAAAGAGAAAAAGAAATTTAGAGAAATTGTAAATGATTTAATTAAAAACAGGAAAGCACAAAGAGATATATATAATAAAAATATAATTAAATGCCTTAATGACACTATTAAACGAATGGAAGAAGTTAAACAAAGTAAATATCCATTAAGTCATATTCAGAAAGTAAATGATTCATGTTCAAAATATATAAGCAATTTTGTTAGAGGTGATTAAATGATAAGATTAGAGAATTTAGGAACAGTAAACAGAAATAAAGTTATTATTGGAAACTTAACCTTATGGTTTAGTTATGAAACAATAGTAGCTTTTCAAGATGAAACAGGTTTAAAATGCAGTGAAAATATATGGAGTAGAACAACAGGAAAATTATTAAACATGATATGCGATAAAAATGAAAGAATACCAAATAAAGATTTTGAAAGAGAATTAAGACTATGTTTAATAAGACATAATTTTTATTTGGAAAAAGTTGTTGAAGAACTTCAAGAAATAGAAGCTTAATTTTTTTATTTTCTTATTTTATAATTATATATTAAAGGCG